TTTCCATGTCCAGTTAATAAATTAAAAGGACAGTTGTTAGATAATATAGGTATGGAGTGGGAAACAGAACACGGTACCTTACACATTAGCAAACAAACTATTAAATGGATAATGGATAATGTTAAAACATCTATGTATAATAATAATAGATGTTATGTTTACAACAAAGCTTTTGCTAGAGCTTATGATAATAGAGATATGTTTACAGAACCTAAAATGGTTCAATGTGAAGATGATGCTATGTTCAGCAGAATTAGAGAATGGGCGCAAGACAGAGGGTTATATGATGAAGGCAATGCACATACTCAATATGTAAAACTTCAAGAAGAAGCTGGTGAATTAGCTAAAGCATTACTTAAAAATGATAAACCTGAAATTATAGATGCTATTGGTGATATGGTTGTTGTACTAACAAATTTGTCACACATGCAAGGTGTTACAATTGAAGAATGTATTGATAGTGCTTATAAAGTTATTAGTAAAAGAACAGGTAAAATGATTAACGGAACATTTGTAAAAGATGAATAATTACGTAGTAAAGACTAAAGATAAAATCGTAGAACAAGTTATCGAAAAGATAGATCAACGTAGTCTGGTTGGTCAAAAGAAATACGGTGCTATGATGATGGAAGAGGTTGAGGGTAAAGATAAAGATCTTAATGACTTTCTAACTGATGTACAAGAAGAAATAATGGATGCTTTATTATATATACAAGCAGCAAGACATTGCTTACGTGATGAGGTTGAAGAGTGTATGATAAATAGAATGAATGTAATAGGCCAAAACGGTAATGACGGTTTGCATTATGAAGAAGAAGAATTATAGAAGAAAACGTGGACCAGTACAAGCAAAGAAGGTAACATATGATGGTATCAAATTTGCTTCTGGTCTTGAACGTTATATGTACATGGCTTTAAAAAAAGCAAAGATCAAAGCTAAATACGAAGGTAAAACATTTGAAATAGTATCTGGCTTTGACTTTATAAACCCTTGTTATGCAAGAACAGCTAACGGTAAAGGAGAATTTAAACAACGTGGTGGTAAAAAAATACTACCAATTAAATATACTCCTGATTTTATTGGTAAAGACTTTATAATTGAATGTAAAGGTAGAGCTAATGAATCATTTCCTTTACGTTGGAAATTATTTAAAAAATATTTAGTAGATAATAAATTATATCCAATATTATATAAACCACAAAATCAAAAAGAATGCGACAGAACAATAGAGTTAATCCTAAGCTCGCAAAAGTAATAGCTAGGAAAAAGTACGCTGAAAGACAAATTGACAAGTGGGTTAAATGGTCTTGGCAACAAAGAGGAAAAGTTAAATATAAAGAACTGGTCAAATATCAAGATCAGTATAATATAAAAGTTTATGGATAATAAAGAAAAATGGAACTGGTCTTTATCAATAGGTTTTTATCCAGGTATATTATTTGGTATAAGAGCTTATGAAGAACAAAATCAATTAACATATGTGTTGTATCTACCTTTTGTAGATATAGCATTTGAAATGCCTTATTAATATGAGTTTATTTAAAGAAAGAATACCATACAAACCTTTTGAATACCCTATATATTATACAGAAGGTTGGTTAAAGCAAGCTCAAGCATTTTGGCTACACACAGAAATACCTATGTCAGGTGATGTGAAAGACTGGAATGAAAAGCTTACTGAGCCAGAAAAAAATTTAGTAGGTAATATACTATTAGGTTTTGCTCAAACAGAATGTGCGGTATCAGATTACTGGACACAAAAAGTCGTATCATGGTTTCCAAAACACGAAGTGCAACAGATGGCTATGATGTTCGGCTCACAAGAAACAATACATGCTGTTGCATATAGTTATTTAAATGAAACACTTGGACTGGAAGACTTTGAAGCGTTTCTTCACGAACCGGCAACATCGGAAAGATTTGATAATCTGGTTAGCTATGACGGGAATGATCCTGTGGGGATTGGTCGCAGCTTGGCAGTATTTTCCGCCTTCGCAGAAGGTGTTAGTCTGTATTCAGCTTTTGCTGTTTTATACTCTTTTCAGCTACGTAACCTTCTCAAGGGCATAGGTCAGCAAATGAAATGGAGTGTAAGAGACGAGTCATTACATAGTAGAATGGGTTGTCAATTATATAGACACATGTGTGAAGAACTACCCAATTTAAAAGAAGATTGTAAAGAAGATATATATTCAGCTGCTAAAATAATGGTTGAACTTGAAGAAAAATATATCGACAAAATGTTTGAAATGGGTGATATAGAGAATTTAAAGTCATACGATTTAAAACAATTTATAAGAAAAAGAACAAATGAAAAATTATCAGAACTTGGTTACACGGATAAAAGAAGATTTTTCCAATATGACAAAGACGCAGCGTCTAATCTTGATTGGTTCTATCATCTCACTGGGGGTCACACTCACACTGACTTTTTTGCGATTAGGCCAACTGATTACAGTAAAGCAAACGAAAATGAAGATTTTGAAGACATTTGGTAGTATACCAAACGACAAATTATTACACTTCTTTTATGGATCAATATTAAGTTTTATATTTTTGTTCCTAATAGGAGTAGACGGTTTATGGTTGACAGTATTAATTGCTGCAGCTAAAGAGTTAGTTTATGATTTATACTTAGGCAAGGGTAATCCAGAGGTTATGGACTTTGTTTATACATGTATACCAGCAGGTATGTTTCTAATAATGCATTATATGATATGATAAATTTTTTTAGATATACAAATAAACTAACCAGTTATCAAAAGTTCGCGTCACGTATAGGATATATGGGCGCGGCTTTTTTAATGGCTGGACAATGGACGCTTGAACCTATATTATTTATAATAGGTTTTATATGTGTTATAATACAAGTGTCATCACGTAAACAATGGAACTTAGTAGCTTTAAACTTAAATGGTTTAGCTGCTTGGATAAATCACTTTATAAAATGAAAGAAAATAAAATATTTAGTAAAATAAATGAGTTGCAAAAAAAATGCGATGCTATAACTAATGTTATGCAAAACCTTATTCATGAAATTCAAAAAAATGCTAGTATAGCAGGTGGTACATTAACCGCTTTACAACTACATGTTGGAGAAGAAGAATGGGGAAAAATTATAGATGAATTAAAAGATAAAGAAAAACGCTTATTAACAGAAAAAGATGTGGAAAAAGGAGTGGAAAAAAGGAGTTGATTACCCTGTTTGGGGTGATACAGAAGTATATAAGAAAACTATTGGTGGAGGTTATTTATATAATGGAGAAACACCACGTGACGCTTATATGCGTGTTGCTACTACTGTAGCTAAAAGATTAAAAAAACCAGAATATGCTGAAACATTTTTTGATTACATATGGAAAGGCTGGCTTTGCTTGGCTTCGCCAGTTCTTAGCAACACTGGTACAGATCGCGGCTTGCCTATTAGTTGCTTTGGTATTGATGTTGCTGATTCAATTATAGATATTGGACAGAAAAACTTAGAGATGATGCTACTCGCTAAGCACGGCGGTGGAGTTGGTATCGGTATAAATCAAATCAGACCCGCTGGCGCTAAAATAACAGGAAATGGAACAAGCGACGGAGTTGTGCCTTTTTGTAAAATATACGATAGCACAATACTTGCCACTAATCAAGGATCTGTCAGACGAGGAGCTGCATCAGTTAACATTAACATTGACCACCCCGATTTTGAAGAGTGGCTCGAGATTAGAGAACCTAAAGGAGACATTAACAGACAATCGCTTAACCTACATCAATGCGCTGTCGTCGGCGATAAATTCATGCGAAGACTTGAAGGAGGCGATTCAGAAGCTAGAAAGAAGTGGGGAAAGTTATTACAAAAACGTAAAGCGACTGGAGAACCTTATATACTTTTTAAAGGTAACACTAACAAACAAAATCCACCGGCTTACAAAGACAACGCTTTAAAAGTACATATGACAAACATATGTAGTGAAATAGTTTTACACACAGATGAAAATCATAGCTTTGTATGTTGTCTATCTAGTTTAAACCTAGCTAAGTATGACGAGTGGAAAAATACAAATATCATTTATGATTCAATATGGTTCTTAGATGGAGTACTTGAAGAGTTTATACAAAGATCTAAATACAGGAAAGGTTTTGAAAACGCTGTAAGATCTGCTGAAAAAGGTAGAGCATTAGGTTTAGGTGTACTCGGATGGCATACTTATTTACAAGAAAAAGGTTTACCATTTGAAGGTTTATTATCACAATATGAAACAAGAAGAATTTTTAGTCAAATCAAAATCGAATCTGAACGAGCTAGTATGGCTCTTGCAGATGCTTTTGGAGAACCTCTTTGGTGTGTTGGTACTGGTATGCGTAATACCCATCTTCGCGCTATTGCTCCCACTGTTAGTAATTCTAAACTTTCTGGAAACATATCTCCCGGGATTGAACCCTGGGCGGCTAATGTATTTACAGAACAGTCAGCTAAAGGCACGTTCATTAGGAAAAATCCTACACTGGTTAAAGTTTTGGAAAAGATAGGTATTAACAACAAAGAGACATGGGACAAAATATTAGCAGATGGTGGTTCGGTTCAAGATATAAAAGAATTAGACGAAGATACCAAAGAAATATTTAAAACATTTAAAGAAATAAATCAACTAGAGTTAGTTAGACAAGCTGGAGTTAGACAGCAATATATAGATCAAAGTGTAAGTTTAAACTTAGCCTTTCCATCAGAAGCAAATCCTAAATGGATTAATCAAGTTCATCTTGATGCTTGGAAAAAAGGTATTAAAACCTTATACTATATGAGAACCGAATCAGTACTACGTGGAGATATAGCAAGTAAAGCTATGGAAGACTGCGTTGCTTGTGACGGATAATAAAAAAGGGAGGCGCAATGCCTCCCTTCTTGTTACAGGATCTTTGGGTATGGTACGCCCATTATATTTTGATCCTATTGATTTCTATAGTTTTTTGTTCTTTGATAACCTTTAAATGGATTTAACGGGTGATTTGCATCTAAACCTGGGTCTTGGTAATCATCTGGTAAATCTCCAGGTTTTGGAATATAACCTCTATACTGACTTTTATCTAAACTTTTAATAAAGCTTTGAACTGGAATATCATCATCACCTCTTGGAACATTTAACACTTTTGCTTTACCTGATTTATCAAAATCAACATAATACTCGCCTATTTCCCTCTCATATTCTCTTTTATTTTGTTCAGGAGTTAACATGATTTTTTCACGAACTCTTTTTCCATCAGGACCTGTTATAAAAGCACCATCTTCACCACGAATCATACGTCCTGTTTTAAACTTTCTATCCATATAAGTTCCTTTAACACTATCAAGCAACCTTGTTGCTTCTGATTTTTCTGCATCTGTAAGTCCACTAACAACTGGATCTCCAGCGCTTCCTACTACTTGTGAATTCCAACCTCCTGTATGATTATTTTTTAATGGAGTCATGTGTGGTAATTTATAATTACCTATATTAAATTTTTTCATATTACTTTGTATTTAGTTTTACCCATGTCATCTTTATAGGCTTTTAAACATCTATTTCTATTATCTTCTTCTGAAACATATGATACATGTATCCAGTTAGGATTCATATCTGTACCAAATTCCCATATTAATTGATCAAAATCAAGCATTTCTCTTATATAAGTAAACATTTCAGCGTTAGATCTTCTACCATACACATCATCAATATCAATCGCTTGACCCTTACAATGTTGACTGGTTTTACTTCCGCCGATTGCTTCATTAAGTTCTGGTGATCTAAAAAATGAATTTACTTTTATTGGTCCACCAACCCATTTACGTAATGGCTCAAAAACTTTTTCAGCTAATAGCTTCATATTTTCTACTTGTGTTGGATTTGGTGTATTATCTATTCCTTTACGCTTAGCTGTTTGTGAATGTATAGCTTCAGCGTAAGTTATGTTATCACTTATTTTCATTTCTTGCTTTTATTTTTTTGACAAAAGTTTCTAGCAGATTCAACACTACCAAAACCCCATTTTTTTAAAGCCATAGCTTTTTTAGTTGGTTCGCCTTTAGCATCTTTCATAGCTCCTTTCATACCTGCAAACCTACACGCAAAAGAAACTCTACGTTTGCTTGTGCCTGACGTTAATCTTTTACCTAATGTTTTACCTGTGTCACGCTTATGTTCAGCTCTCATTTTTCTGTTTTGCTTTTCATAAGCTTGCTCTTTAATAGCAAGTGGAGCTTTACGTTTAGCTTGTGCTGCTTTAACAGATGCATCATTACCTGTTCCTCTACCTGATATAGGTGCTTGCCTATTTCTTATACCATTCCATGACTTAGTGTGCATGACAGTAGCATTACAATGTTTGATTGGTGTTTTCATTATTCTCCGCATTTTTTTGATGGATCATCTACTCTTCTCCAGTCTTCTTTTTCAAACCAGTCACGTAATGTAGCTCCTTTTTTACGAGCTCCTTTTACATTTGTTTTAGATGATCGTTTATATTTACCTTTGGCACCAGCTGCTTTTTTAGAATTAACTAGCTTTTGTCTTTGTTCTTTACTCATGCTTCTTATTTTAGAAGCTGGTAAACAAGTTTTAGTTGTGCCACCACCTTTTTGTTTTGTAAACGGTGAATTACTTTGTATATAAGCCATTACTTTTTACCTCCTCCAAATTTACTTGGACCTCCAGCTTTAGTACATCTTACACCCCAACCTGAAGCATACGCGCTTGGCCAAACTTTAAACTTTCTTTTTGCAGCTGATTTACAAGCTGAACTTATTTTTCCGTATAATGGTGAACTCATAATAATTAGTTTTCGCCAAATACCGCGTAAGCATAAACTTTACGTTTCTTGCCAAAAGGTATTGTGGCTATTAATTCTTTTCTTTCTTTAACCAGATCCTCTTCAACTGGATAATATTTAGGATTTTTACTATTTAATTTTCTTTTTTTCATTAAAACTGACTTGCGGTGTTAATTTCATTTATTGCTTCTTGTATTTCATTTAAATCAGCAGGTAACATAAGATCTAACCCTGCTTTAAAAACAGTTTCTTTAACACCATCTTTAAATATCATAATAGTAGGTGCCATACGTACTCTATATTTCTTTTTTGTTTCAGGTGCTTTTGCTATATCTACTCTATAGTATATAGCATTTTGTATTTTATCCCAATCAGCAAAACAATTTGCTTCATTAAACTTGGCCCAAAACTCTATTACAACTGGTTTGTTTTTATCATCACCAAAAGCTTCATTTGTATTTATAGCATTTTCAAATTCACTATCTTCAATCCAGTATTTATCAGGAACATTTTGTTGACTAAATGATAGAAATGGTATTAAAATTAAAATTAAGTATTTCATTATCTTTGTCTTTGTATATCGTATAATCTTTCGTCTATTTTTTTAAGATCTTCTAGTATTTTATCTACATCGTCTTGTGTGTCTATAATTGTTTGACGAATTAATTCATCTTTCAAATCATATTCCACTCTGTCAATAACAGGCTCAGGCATTTCCATAGCAAGAGCAATGTCAGATTGCAAGGCAAACCACATTGTTGTTAATGATACAACTCCTCCAATTATTAAACCTATTGTCTTAAGGTCAAGTGTTACCTTAGTGTTTTCTCCAATTTGTGGTGCGCCTGCCATTTTATTTCTTTTTACTTGCTGTTACTTTACTTTCACCTTTTGTTACTGTAACATCTGTGTCTGTTACATCAACTTGCATAGGATCATCTTCTTTGTCTGATAATTCTTTAATTAAGCTTTTAATTATTTCTAATTCTGGTTTTTCTTCTTTTTCTTTTGCACCAACAATATGTTGTAATATACCTATCATTGCCATTGCTGCGGTAGAAACCAAACCAATAACTGCTGTTAAAGCACCACCTTCTAAAAATTGAGAACTTACTACCCCAATAATAACTAATATTGTTATATAATTTATAGCATGCTTACCTAAATGTTTTGAAGCTATTTCTTTAGCAGTACTTTTAGCATTTATTTTATCAATTTCTATTTGAGCTAAAACTTCTTCTGTTGTTTTTTTATTATTAAATCTCATTACTTAAGTGTTATGTTTAATCCTACTGAACTATTATATATTTTACTATCCCAAAACTTAGTATACTCGCCTTCAACGAATAAACCTATATTTTTACTAAGTTTCCAACCAAATTGTACACCGGCTTGATAATCGCTCCATTGTTTTTTATCCGCATCTTCTATTAATCCACCAAGTCCCCAATTATCTCTATTAAAATAACTAAAAGCTTCATCACCTTTTACATAGTTATGAAACCCTGGTAAATAAGATCCATATGCATGAAGCCAAAAATTATTTTTATAATGATAGTAATCAAAACCGATGATAGGAGATATTACACCAAACGTATCTATTTCACTCCAAATCTCATTATTATAACGGTTCATCAAATCAGTAAATACTGTTTGTCTAAACTGTAAATCTGTATAAGCTACAGTCTCACCCTCTTCATTTATCCAATACCAATCAGATACTGTTTCACCTGAGTAATCATCTTCATACGTGTAATATATATCATCATATCCATAGTAAAAACCTAAAGTATACCATGGGTTAACAGCATAACCGTCCTCGTCAGTTTCATTTAACCATATCTCTACAGGGTTGTAACCATAAGGACGATCATGAGTTCTATAAATAGCGCCTGCACTTAGAGAGAATTTTTTACCAATTGGAAGCTTAGCTCTTAGTTCCGCTGATTTATAATCAAAGTTTATTTTACCTTGTTTTCTACTTTCTATTTTCACCATGTGGTATTTACCACTATGTTTTAAGAAATATCTGTGATTTTTAAACACATCATCTCTTGATCTTTCTTTTTCAGTATGAAATATATATTCAAAACCTTTAACAGCTGAATTAGGAGCAACCATAGATACGTTAGATTCAGTACCATCATAGTATTGTTTACCTTTTATTTCATAATCAAACCTTGCTACTTTACGAATACCAAAACCATAACGATAATCATAGTCATAATAGTCTGTACCATCTACTACAACAGGCACATCGTATAAGCTACCATTAGGATTTGTTCTTACGAAATAACTAGGAGCGTTTTCTTTAGAGTTTTTAATATCACCAGACACATACACCGTGCTGTATTTTAAAAAGTCTTTAAATAATTTCTTTTTATCTTGAGCGTTAGCAGATACCGCAATAACCGCCACAAACAGGGCAAATAGGGTTTTTTTCATTTCTCATTATTTGTAATTTTTAAACATTAATTTGTAAAGCAATTTGTTCCAAGCTTGCTGCAACTTGTCAATAAATTTTTTCATGTTATGGTTTTTTATAGTATTGTATTTTACCATCAGGTCTTTCTAATTGTATGTAATCAACACCGAGTTTACCACTTGGTTTACCTGAGTTAGGACCAGTTAACGGTACTCGCTTTGTAAAACCTATACTTTTCATTTTGCGAACATCAATAGAATATTTTTCTTTTATTCTAGCTTCTGTTGCTTCTTCTTTTTTAATAGTACTTTCTCTACCCCAATATGGTAAATCTAAATTCCAACCTGACCAACCTAATAGTAAAGCAACTCTTTGCCATGTCTTAGTTTCTTCATCAAAAGCTTGACCTATATTCATTGCTTTTCTAAGCACACGATCTAGCGGTAAGTTTGTACTTGCTGATATAATTTGAGAAATAGCTAAGTAAGCTGGATTATCTAAGCTCCAACCACGTTTTTTTATTTCGTCCATATTCCAGTCAAATGTTTTAGCTGCTGTTCTTAGTTTACGAACTTTAGAATCTAATACTGGTGATATATCAAATACACTCCATACAACATCCCTGTATTGAGTGCTTTTCTTTTCAGATTCATCTGCTATTTTCATAGCTACATTTTTAACTGTAGAAACTATAGCTCCACCAAAACCAAGACCAAACAACAATGAGTCAAGCATACCGTTCGCTATGTTAGCTGCTTTATCTTTATCTTTTTCTTCTGGTTCATCATCAAATGCTAAAGCAAATAAAGCTTGTTGTAAAGCGTTAAACACTAAGTTTTGTACAGCAACGTAGTACATTACACTAGATAAATTACTAAGATCACTTTCACGCTGAGTCATACCTGGTTTTGTACGTCTATTATAAAGATCTTGTATAGACTTTTTAGTTTTTCTATTATACTGCATCGTAACGTTTTGAAACGAAAGTATAACACGACCAGCTAAACTAGCTTGTTGTTGTGATATTCTACTTGGATTACTTGACTGTTGTGTTTCTTCTGCTATAGCATAGAAATCATCAAATGTTTTCGCGTCAGCTTCTTGCTCTGTATAGAGTTTACCAGTTTCAGGATTAACTCTATTTTGTAGCGATTGTTTTCTATTTATAAAAAATGTAGCACCACCCGTTGCAATAGCTACACTATCCATAACTCTTGTAATAGCAAAACCTTTATCAAGTATGTAGTTAATCATACCTTTTATACCACCTTGTCTACCTGCATCTGCAAGCTCTGCTTCATTTACATTTATTTTTAATCCATCACGTCTGTTTACTAGGTAATCAGAGTTTAATAGTTTCAATACTGTTGGAAAATAATCTTTACTTGTAAACGCTTTAGCGGCGTTATATATATTATTATCACCCCAATTTATAAAATTTACATTAGATATTAACTGAAGTAGTCCAGATCTCATGTTTAAGAACATAACTGCACCAACAGAACTGTTAAGCCAGTCCATCATTTCATTAACAATACGAGATCCACTACCAACAAATACTGGTCTATTACTACCAGTTTTCATTCTACGTAATGAATCAACTAATGATTCTCTAAATTTACTACCGTATATAGCTTCTATCTTATTTAAGTTTTCTTTAGAAAATATAATATCTACATTTTCGTTAAACTCAGTCATTAATTCTTTTCTATAAGTAGTATCTAATCCTTTTAATATATCTGTAGTTATATCACCTGCTAACCAATTAGCTCCTGGAGCTGGATATTGTTTATTTTTTTGAACTAATATTACGTTGTCAGCAAAAGGTTTTAATTCTAAATCTGATTCAACAGCTGCAACCAAAGCGTCTATATCTCTTTTGGACATACCTGGTATTTCCATACCCTGTTTATTCCACATGTAAACTCTAATTGCTTGAGATTTACTATAAGGACCAACGCCTATTTCTTCCATTAAAGGATTTTTACCTCGTTTACTTTTAAGAGTTGGGAAAGCTTCTCTCAATGCAGCGAAATCATTTGCTACAGTTACTTTAGAAGATAATAATTCTTGCTCTGCTTTATTATAAGGATCCATTAAGTTTTCTTTAATAAACTGAGCGTGTTTATTACCTTGTTTACCTTTACCCATAAAAGCATACATTAATCCCATGAAATCATCAGCCGATGGTGTAATAGTAAATTGATTTATAAATCTTTTAAATACACCTTTATCTTTTTGTTTACCTTCTAATCTTGCTCTAGCGTCAGAGTATTTTTTAAAATCTTCTTTACCAGTAACTTCTTCTATTTGTTTATTAAACTCTTTATTTAATCTAGTTGGTTTATCAGCAATAGCCTGTTGCACGTCTGATTTAACATCTATTTGATCTAAAACGTTTTTTACTTGTTGAACGTTTAATAATGAGTCATCAGAAAAATAAAAATCATTATAACCTTCTGTAGCTTTTTCTAAAAACCAATCAGCTTTTGCTTGTGGATCACCGTTTCCTAAGCCAGTTATATTTGATATAGGTATATTTAAACCAATATTTTTAAGAAATATTTGTATTGCTTCTGCGGAAGCACCTGGTCTAGCTGTTACCACAAATATATCTTTTGGTCCAAATTTAGCTTGTTTTTTTCTAGCTTCACTAACCATAGGTCCTTCTAATGTAGATATGTCTACGTTTTCAAAATTGCTAAAATCAAACTCAGCGCCATTAGCAGTTAGTTCTTCTGCTTGTACAGCAAATTCACCTGCGGTTAATTCACCAGTTGTACCGTCTGGCATTGTGTATTTAACTTTTTCTTTTGTTAAAGCTAATGTATCGTCAAAATCAAAAGCACTTAATCCTTTTTCTTTTTTATCTACTTTTTGAGCATCAACCCTAACATCTTGTGAGTTTATTAAAGTTTGTTTTATTTGAGTAGCGTTTTGTTTTTTACTAACAATATCTGCTGCAATTTCTACTGTTTTGTTTCTTGCTTGATCTTCTAGTTTTAATATATCTTGAACAGCTGGTGTTTGCATTAACTTTTCAAAAGACTTTGGACTGTCTAAATTAAAATTAGATTTTTCACCTGTAACTTTTATATTAGCTGGTACAAAAGCTAAAGTTGGAGTTATATTACCGTTTGCATCCGTTCCGGATCTTTTAAATCTAAAAACCATATCTACAGTACCTTCAAGTTTAGGAACTGGCAAATTCAATGGATTTTCACCCATATAAAATAAACCTTGACCTTGTATATTTATATAGTATACAGGTGGTTGTTTTTTATTATATAATTCAGATATAACATCAGCACTAACTGTTTCTTTAGTAGTAGTTGCTTTTTGTAACCCAGCTTTTTGAGCTTGCATCCAAGCTGTTTTTGGTATTTTTTTAGAACTAGTTGTTAAATCAACGCCTTGTTTTTTAATATCTTTAGCCCAAGATGTTAATTTAGGTTTAGATTTTTTAACAATATTATCCATAACTGATTGAAGCTCTGGACTATATTTGTCGTATGTAAATTTAAAATTACCCGTGTTAAAATCATAAGTACCATTTACACTACTATATTGAGCATTGTCTAGTTTAGACTCACCTAAAAACTCAAAACCATTAAGTTCAAAAGCAAAATCAAAGTTTCTATACCTACCTTTTTCTGAAGGTTTTTTTAATATAACTTTTAAACCAGGAAATTTACTTTCTAACTCTATTGCGTTATTAATAATTAATTGTTCAAAAGCTTTATCTCTTTTTAAACCATCAGTTTCCATAACCTTTTCAACAAGATACTCAGTGTCTAACGTGTTGTTTTCTAGACTTTCTTGTGTTATTTCTTGCTCAAAAGTATTTTGTAAACTATCTGCTTCTTTTTTACTTAAACCTAAAGCTTTTCTTATACTATCAATACCAGCTTTTATAGACTTTACAATGTCTTTTGTTTTGCTATAAGTATCTTTAATTATATTTAAACCGCTTTTTATTGCTTTAGCTACTTGATTAACCGGTAAACCAGCGTATAAAGTCCCAGCTTGATCTTGTATAAATGAATCTACATTATCTATAGCTTCTTGTAATGTTTGCTCTACAATATCCTCTACAACATCTAGTGAAACATCTTCTTTAACCCTCTGATCAGCATCGGCTTGGAATTGATCCATAAATTGGTCAGCATTTAAATCAGAACCTTTTAATTCTAAAACATCATTAAGCTTATTCATAAAGTCAGCATCAGCTTTCATAGCTTGAACTTCTTCTACAACAGCACCTTCAGCTAATATACTAAACAAAGATTGTGATCTTTTTTCATTAGCTTTAAAATAATCTTTTATTTCTTGTAATTTTTCTGGTGTAGTTTTAGGTATTCTAAAAACTTGTTTTTTAAAGTCGGTACGCTTACCATCTTTAATTTGTTTAGTAGGTGTTCTACCAATTTCTTCAATACCAAATAATTTACCAAACCTACCTTTAATAGTAGCTAGCGGTAATGAGTTTATAAAGTCTTGATTGATAACATCGTCTACAAATTGATTATATTGTGGTGAACCAAACCTACCTATTGCACCTTTGATTACGTTTCTAATTTCTTTTTGCTGAGTCTTTTTTATAATATCTTTTGCTACTATATCTGGACTAACACCTTTATCGTTAATTGATCTTATTATTTCATCTTTAACTTTAGCGTTTTGAGTTTCTCTTACTTCAGGTGTGAGTTTTTCTGCAACAACTTCTAGTTGTGATGGATATATTTTTGCTCTACCAGTTTCTTGAGGTGTAACATCTATATCAACTTCTTCAGCTACAACCTCTCTAGCTTCAGGTCTGTCTAAAGTAGTTGCATCTTTTTGGCCAATGTATTTATCATATATACCTTGTGCTTTTGGAGCAATGTTAGCAGTTACAAATGTAGAAAAAGATCCTTTATCAGGTGACCATCTATCCATTATACCTGCAAACTCTTTATTTATTTCAGCTATAGCATCTTCTCTAGCTATGTCACCTTTACGAGTATCAAACTTAATTGCAGCTAAACCTATTTTATTGTATTGATCTAATAAAGCTTCTATATCTACAGCAGAAGGATCTTGCTGATATTGAGTAGCTAATTCATCTGCTTTAGGTGATGATTTTCTAGTTGGTAAAATACTCATACCTACCACATTAGCTCTTTCTGTTTCTACATCGGCTACTAGTTCACCTAATCTACTATTTATTTCGTTTACTCTATCAGTATCTTTTGTTGTTAAAGCAGAATCATCAACTTGTTTTATTTTTTGTTGTAATTTGTTTTTTTCAATTAACAAAGAAGCGGCTTCAACATTTTCGTTCAAACCTAAAGGTTTTAATTGTTGAGTAGCTTGAGTTACATCTCTAAAGTTTTCTTGTATATTATTAGCTTGTTCTTGATTTATTTTACCTAATTCTAAATCTTTAGTAACTTGTTGGTCTAATATTGTTTTAGCTTTTGGTGTTTGTGCTATTTTTAATTCTTCTAAACCACTAATTGGTTTTGATAAATCTACAGGTGTAGAATAAACCTCTGTAATATTATTAACGTTAAAATCGGGATTTATTTTTGCAACACTTTTGTTTATTTTATTAATAGCTAGTGCTTCTTGTATACCGTTTTTAAACTGCATTACATTTATAGGCCCGGCATATGTTGTCCCACCACCAACACCCTGTATGAAAGCGTCGTTAACTCCTTCAAACGGATCTTTACCGTTTATCATGTTTTGAGTTATTTGAGTTGCAACTTCTTCTATACCTTCACCTAGTGCACCTGCTGGAGCTCCTGCTTTTTTAAGAGCTTGTTCATACATTTCAATTAATCCGTTTCTAAATACTTTTGCTCCTTGTTGTTTTCCCTCTTTTAATAATATGTCTTTATATACTTTACCTAAAGTCCCACTACCAATAGCAGAAAAAACTGTTTCAGCTCCTGCTAAACCTATTGCTTTAGCTGTTAAATCAAATTCACTAGCACCTGGATTTTCTTCTCTTAATCTTTCAAGTTCAGGTCCTAAAAACATAGGGGTTGAACCAGCGGCTAATTTAGGTATACTTGTACTAGCTCCACCCGCCATCATACCTATGCTTACTGGAGCGCTTTCTGCTAAGCCACTTCCTAATTGTTTAAAACCATCTGACCAATTACCTTTTTTAAAATTTTCATAAATACCTTCAGTGTCGTAATTTTCATTATTCCAAATAGCTTGTTCTTTGCTTAGTTTTTCAGTTTCTTTTTGATAAAACTCTAATAAAGGATTTGTTATACCAAATTCTTCTTTAAATTTTTTAGAACTAGCCTCTGCTGATTTAGGTAAAACACCGGCTTTTACTAATAAATTTTGAGGCATAGAAAATATATCATAAAAACTTTCACCTAAACTAAACATCATTTCACCTAATGTTGTACTACCTTTAGCTAAATCTACAGTTGCAAGCTTTTCTAAATAAGATTTTTTAGCTATTTTATCTTTTTCTATTTGTTCTTTATCTTGCAAGCTTCTTAAAGCTGTGTTATGATCCTCAATAGATTTATTCAACTTAGTTAAAGTATCATTATACATTTTAATTCTATTAGGAGAATCCATAGCATCCATTTCCATATCTCCTCCAGATATTTGAATTAAATCAGTTTCTAGTTTATTTATATTGTTTTGAGAGTTTTTAAAATCAAATTCTTCTACATCTATTTCAGGTTCTATAGGCTCTGTAGCTGAAGCAATAGTTAAAGGTATAGGTTTTTCTTCTACAACTTCTTCAACTTCCTCTTCAACTTGTGGTTGAGGATTATTTTTCTTCCATTCCTCTACTTTAGTATATATCTCTTCTTGAGATAAATTCTGATTCTGTAAAGAAATAACGTATTCTTGTAGAGTCATTTAACTTAATTTATTATCTTGTAAGAACTTATCAGCTTTTGCTTTTTTACCTTCTTCTAAATCAAACACAGCTGCGTCTGCTTGTACTGTTGGTATTTGGTTGGTAGTAAATTGTTTTAAATAGTTATTCATAAAGTATTCTTTATATTTAACCATAAATAATTCTTTTTTATCTTGCATTAATGGTAAGTCTTCTTCATATGACCAAGCCACAAAACCAGCATTAGCGTTTTGAGCCATTTGATCATCTTCTGATACACTAGTACCAGCACCAATAAACACATTCCATGCAGCAACTACAGATTGCTCAGAGCTTAGCATACCTGCAACCTCAGCGTTTATAAATGGAGTTACTTTTCTTTCAATTTTATCTAGATCAAATTTAAGTAAGTTTCTACCTTTACCCATACCTATATCTACAATTTCATAATCATAACTACCATCAGAATTTTTTAATACAAATTCATCTGCTATTTTAGCACCAGGCATTAGTTCACCTGTTTCAGGATTACTAGATCCACCAGCCATAACACCAACTTCACCTAATAATCTTAACATATCTTTATTTATGTTAGGAGTTGTAGCTACTATATCTGTCCCTGACTCCATTAGAGCATCTAGAGCGTCACTATTTATTACAAAAGGTTTATCTAGCATAGGACCTTCAAAAATCATTCTCTGTGATCCGTTTTCTAGTAGCTGTAAAGACACGTTATAACCATCACTTTTAGCAAATGTAGGTTTACCAGTTAATATTGCGTTAGCCACAGCATATGCGTAGTTTTGATTAACATCATAATACATATCATTAGTAACTATGAGTTGAGATCCAATATTAGTTATAAATTCTAATGATTTTTTTGGAGCTTCCATTAAAAATTTTAATCTGTCTGTTTCGTATTTACAACCAGGTTCAATACACTGATTATTATTTAAAGCTGTTTTTAGTTCGGCATATACTTTACCTGTGTTTTCATAAGCTCTATCTAATATAGCAAAGTTATAATCGGCTGTACTAGCTATATAAGCAGGATTATAACCTAAAGCATTGCTTTGATTTAATTGTTTTATAAACAGATTGATTTTTATATTTTTATCTTCCATTGTAATTTATTTATGAACCCCAATCAGCACCACCTAGTATACCAGCTGCGGCACCAATACCTCCTGTTAATGCTGCGGTTGAGTCAGCGCTTGCTTGAGCTGCTGCTCCACGCAAAGCACCAATTTGATTAGATAATCTATTAAGTTGTTGCATGTCTCTAGTTTCTTGGGCTTGAAACATGTATTGCTCACCTTGAACATCAGCCATTTGTTGTCTTTGAGCTTCTGCCATTCGTTGTCTTTGTAATGTAGCTTCACCTTGTAGTCTTTGCTTTTCATTAGCAGCTTCTTGTTGTTCTATATTAGCAGCAATACCTTTTTTACTTTGCAACGCAGCTTGTGCTAAAGCAGTTGCGCCACCAGCACTACCACCAGTAGCTCTTATAGTATCTAGTGTATTAGCTAAAGCTATATCAGTTTGTTCCATTTGTATTTCAGTAGCTTTTGTAGCTACAGATAAATTAGCAAAAGGATTTGAAAGCATACTACTTAAATCAGTTATATTAGCATAAGGATCTGTTATCTCTTGTCTATTTTCTTCTAATTGATTTAGTTTATATTCCAAACCACGAGCCTGTATCTCTCTATTTCTAGCTTCACGCTTAGCTCTACTAGAACCTATAATACCACCGACTAAGCTTACTGCTCCACCTATTATTGCTGCTGCTGGCATAATGTTAAATTTTTATTATTAATATCCATTGTTTGAATCAAATTTTGCTCCTACTGAAAATAATACTTTTGCACCACCAAGGTTTGTTACATTATCAGTTGAAAAAGTTGCTGTAGTATAATAACCTTTTATACCACTTATCGCGTCTCCAAATATTATTTCACCACTACTTGGAGCTGAGTTGTTTATTACATTTGCTACGTAAGCGTTTTCTTTTCTATTAAACCCAGCGTAATATCTTGGTAATGCTGGATCACTAGTTCCTAAAGTTCCAACGTAGTTTGCTCTTGTAACAGCACCACCACCAACTGGATTAAATACGTATTCACCACCATAATAACTTAGTATAGATGTTATAGTGTCATTATTATTTTGATAAGTACTAGTTGAAGGGTTTACATCTTCGCCTGTAGCTGTTGAAATTAAAGATCTTACTTCCCAACCATTGCTTCCTTCGTAACTTATTGTACTAAAAGTTTTAGATACTAATGGTTCGGGATTAAATATAACTGTTATAGTACTTGCAAATGGAGTTGCAGATCCATAGAAAACACCTCTTAAAACAGTTGGATCATAATGTTTATATAAACCTGTAGAATTAGTACTATAGAAATTGTTTCTAATACTCATCATTTGATCTGGTCTATAATCAAACAAGCTAGTCCAACCTTGAACACCTTCATCATAAGTAACAGTATTGAAATTTGGAGTAGATGTGTATAAATCACTTTGTTGAGTAGATAAAACATATTGGTCATTGTAAATATCCCAACCACCTATAGCAAAACCAGAACTACCACCTAAATCTAAGTTGTTTAACTCATCTCTAAAAAAGTCTCTCATGCCTAATTGTGATATTTCAATTATGCTATTACCTCTTAAAGATAAAACTACATTATTGTTTTTATCTGTAAAATATTTATTATTACCGTATACAGCAAAGCTTTCTGGATTTTTACTAATACCATATTTACCTGGTATTGGTTGTATAACACCTATAACTAAATTGCTAGATGTAACAGCACCTCCACCTTCCGCAGAATATATAGCGTCTTTATCTATTAAAGCTCTACTAATTTTACTTTCTTGAAATACAAATAGATTTGTATCTTCTGCATATAGTTTTTGTATTGAACCATTTGCTGGATCTGCTGCTTTTTCAATATCATCAGCTGTTGAAAATACATTAGTATTGTTTATCCCCGTTCGTGAATTAAATATACCAGAATATATTAACGCATTAAATCTTTTGTAACCAGCGGGTTCTGCTTCTACTAAATAAGCTTTTGCTCCATAATCTACAGATGTATTATTAAAACCTCCTCTAATTCTAGATTCTTCTAATACATAATCATTTTCATCTGGACTACCGATAACTGTATTAGGATATGATCCATTTAAAGAAGATGGTATTCCAAAAGAACCATTCCATATAGGATTGTCGCCTCCATCACTCACCTTCTTTAATATAAAAGAGTTAAAATATTTTATTTCAATAGTTGCACCCATATTTTATGATTACATGTTTTATATTATTTCTACTGCATAAGCAGATATGTCTTCAGCTACAAATGTTCCAAGACCACTACCAGCCCCACAATCATTACCTGCAAAAGGAGGTTGAGCCAAATATAAAGCTTGGGCTGCAGCAAAACTAACTGCTGAAAAATACAAAGCGTTACCTTGTCCACCACCACTAGCTGGATTAGCATTAGTTTTATCTATAGTTATAGTTGTAGTACCATTAGATAGTTGTTGAGTGGCATCATCTGGGTTTGTACATGGTATTGCTCCATAATAATAGTATCCATTTTCAGCACCTATTGAAGATCCTGATATTTCAAATCTAACCACAGATTGTTCGTTGCAGTTATCTGGACTATCGCAAGTATATGTTGTTTTTTCATAACTCGCAACATTACCAGCTCTGTTTAAATTAACTTCATAAACTGAATTTATAGATTCACCAGCATCTGCAAATTGTAACGTTATATCATAATCAGCTACATCAATTGTAGGACTTGCTATAAATAATTTTGTTTGTATTTCACTACCAACTATATTGTTTGTTATAGTAAAATAATCGCTTAGTAATTCACCTTCTTCTAAAGCACTACCATTTTTAGTTATATTTGTTATTGCAACATTATAATCTAATGTTCTTAAAGTTGTGTTGTTAGCGCCATTATGAGACTCAATAGTTGTTAAAGCTGTTGTAATTGTTCTATTTGTTGTCACGGGATTAGTACCTGCAGTTGTTATTTGAGGTTGAACATTACCTGGACCAACCGCGTTATTAGTTGCTGAAACAAAAACCTCAGATGTAACACCACTATAAGTAGTTACAATTTTAAAAATAAAATTAAACAACCTAGCTTCTTCGTTATTACCAAAATAAACATTTGTGTAATAAGTAGGAGTAGTTTCTATATCAAAAGTAACAACGCTTACACCTGGTGTTCCTGTTCTAGTTATCGTAAAATAATCACTTACATCATTTCCAGGTATATTATTATCTGTAACACTGTCTATAGTTACATCTAACTGTGTTAAATTAGGGTCTACGGGGTCACTTATATCTACGCCGAATTGATCAACCACTTTAAACTCATTTGCTAAAATACTATTTGTTGTTGCTAACCCTTCTGTCCAACCAGCTACATCAAAAGAGTCTATACCTGCGCCACCAGAACTTTCAGATAATATTAAAGAATTTAAATCTGATATTAAACCACTGGTTGTAGTTTCCCAATATATATCTAAACTAGATACTGTAGGAGTTGTTTCGTATACACTTAAATATTGTAAACCAGGAACAGATAAACTACCTTGATTACTCGCAGCGTATCCAGGTGCAAAAGTTAATATATCATCAGCCGACAAAGTAACAGCTTCTGATAATATTAAAGTAGGTGAACCAGCTGCATTAGCTATATATATACCTTCTTTTAAACCAGGACCAGAAACAATCATGTCGTTAGCTGGTGTGCCTTCAAGATTTTTTAAAGTAACACTGGTATTATTGTTGACTGGCGTGTTAACTAATCCACTGGCTACAGCATAGTTTGTAGAAGCTATTTGTCCTATTTGATTTTCTGTACTTATTCTTGATATTAAAGGATTAGATTTATCTAAATAAAACTGTGGAAAATAATTTGGTCGAGGTGGATCAGTAGGATCGTAATCAAATAAATCTGCAAGTGTAGATATTGTTGAAACTGTATCTGCTATTCTACCTGGGTTATATTGAGTATTTGCTTTACCTATATTAGTTGCAAAAATAAAACCAGCTGTACTTGTATCATAGTTTATACTTGTAGCAGTATTTTGAACTCTACCAAATAATCTAACTGAACTTCTATACTGTTTTTGATCAGGACCAACTTCAGTTAAATCTCTAGGTACTTTATTTATATTATCATTTATTAATACAGCATGTGAAGTACTTGTTACTTCTTTTGTAATATCTTCTGGATAAGCAGCCATTATACCAGGTAGATAAACATTATAATATTCTTGCTCTGTTTGTTTAACCACTATTTTATATGAATACCAACCTAATGGATTATAATCAACACTACTAGTATCATCATTATATAAACCTGGTGAGTTAGCATAACCACCACTTATAGGATTATTAAATCTAATTTTTAAAGAATCACCTGGAAAACTTTCTTGAGTTGCGCTGTCTTCTAAATACGCAGAATAAACCGTATCTCCAATAAAAGTTGAAGAGCCAACGGTAACAGATTCTTTATTGTTTGATAATATAACAGAAGATTGTCTACCATATCTATCAGATAAAACTACACCTACTTGGTAGTTTCTATTTTGTTTTAAAGAAGAATTAGGATATTCTACTTTACTAGTACTATCAGTTTCTGTTCCAGCATCTTGAAAAACTAAAGTTTGACCAGCTACTAAAACTACACTTTTATTAAGTGTAATATTAGGCGCAGAATAACTAGTTACTTGACCTAATGGAAAACCATTGTAATCACCTGAGTATACAGTTGATGATTGCCAACCGTACACCACGTCTCCAACACTAGGTGTTTCAGGACCTACTAATGTTATTGGAATATTATTACCCGCGGGATAAGTAGCAGTAGCTGTAGATGTAGCTTTAGCGTTTATTACTTGAAAATTATTTTTATCACTAGCTTGTACATTATAATCTAAAGAACTTGGTGGTGTGTGTTTGTTTTCAAAATTACCATATATAACTCTATTTCCAGATATTTCTTGAGCCAATGCTCTAACAGGTGTTTTATCAAAAACCCTTAACAACTCACTGTCTGGTAATGTTCTAAATGGTTTTATAGAGTTGTATTTATATTCATAAACGGATGGATTACCTATATAAACGAATTGACTAGCAGCTGCTGGTGGAGATGCTTGGTTTTTACTACAAGTTAATACTCCTGTAGCAGAGTCATAACTATCAACAAAAGAAAAATTAGCAACGCCTTTTCCACCTATTAATTCACCTGTTTTAACTGTTCCTATTACATTTATTAAGTTTAATTTATTTGGCGCTGTAACTGGAGTAGATCCTAATTGCGCTCTTGCAGATGAATTAACTATATCTTCTATAGGTATTGTATCTATAACTCTAACGGCTATACCATCTGATTCTTTATATAATATATCTATTTCTTTAATTTTTAATTTATCTTGTAAACTAAATTTATTAAAAGGTAAAGGAATTATAAGTTTTATTTCATCAACTTTATTTTCTACAAATTCTACTATGGTAGATCTATAAGCAGCTGCTTGGTCATCTTTATCTATAGCAGGAGTTTCTTGTCTTACATACATGAAATAACCATCTTGCTTTGGTATAAAGGCAACTTGAGTAAATGGAGCCATTATAGAGTATTCATTATCATCAAATCTCCATCTATAACTAAATCTTACAAACTTATCTTCTAAATAAGCTGGATCACCAGCAAATAAACCATCATAATAAGGGTTAGCATCTATTATTATTTCTGCACCAGCTGGAGTAGCTGGAGTACCCGCACATGTTATTACACCTGTACTAGCATTATAAGAACTAACCGTCGCGGGTGTATCAACAATATTAGTTGTGCTAGTTGCTATATAGCTAATACTTTGCCCAGCAACAGGGTTTACACCTTTAGCTGTAGAAGGTGTAATTGTTATACTTGACCCAACAGAAGCACCTGGAGCTGTAGCTGTAAAACCAATAGGAGTAGTTTTACTAGTTACATCTTTCATCGTGCTTTCATACTTATCCGTGCTTATAGCTGTAAAAGCGTTTTCATCTCTTTGTTGCCAAAGCTGTATGGCTTGATAAGGATTGTATTTTGCTACGGATATTTGATCTTCTGTAGTATAATATCTATTATTATCAACAGCTCTTTCAATATTTATTTTTCTAGGTTGATTGCGGTTATCTGTCCAAAACAATAAATTTTCTACTATATTGACACCATGTATAGGATATAATTGAGAAAAATTTAAAAAAGGTGAAAGATAAATTAAATCCACATAAGTGTCTGTTAAAACGTTATATTGATATATATGGTGGTTTGATCCAACTCCAGTTGGAACATAATCTTCTGTTTTATTATCAGTTACAAAAAGATAAATAAAATTATTAGTATCATCAGTAACCCAACCAATACACTTGCTATTTGCGGGAAAAGTTAAACCTGTTATTTTATTACCTAAAACGTTTTCCAGCTCACCTACATCTGGGCCTTCAGATTTACTAACCTGAACATTTCTTGCATCTCTATATTCTCCGTTTGGTACTAAACGAGCATCTAGGTCTTTGTTTAATTTACCTTTAACAAAGGTGTTAACAACTTTTGCCATTAAATTTTAGTGTTTTATCCATTTAGATTTACCTCTCATAACTTGAGTTATTTCTTCAAGTTTGATATTTGATAACCTTATTTTTGCGTTACGCAAAGCCGCGTATCTATCTTTTTTATATCTTTGAACTATTCCTTCTGGTACATTAGCTCTTGTAGATAAGATGTTATATGATATACTTTTATACATAGCTTCTTCAGCCATTTTAGGAACTTTAGTGTCTAAGTCATAAGCAAGACCATCGGATATATATTCAAATACAATTAACTTACCTGCTAAATTACTAGAAAAACTAAATTTACCTTCTCTTTCATTTATACCAAACCAACCATTTACTTGTGATCTTTGTGGATCAAGACCGTATAATCTACCCCAGTTCCATGGCCCATTTAAACTGTATAAATCTTGATTAGCGAAACCAAAGTATTCAAAATCTGAATACCAACTAGAATTTAACAATCTAGTATTATTACTTTTCCATCTTGATTCTGTAATAGATGTTCCCTCTAAATCTTCACCAAAGTTATCTTGTGTTGGCACACCTGTTCCATCTTGTAGTAAACTAGAATATGGATCAATAGTTAGATTGTTAGCTGGATATATAGGTCTTTTAACACCTAATTCATCTATCCAAGACAAGTTAACATAGTTAACATAATCCTGTGGTATAATTAAAGACAAGCTACTAGGTATTGTCAACTCTTGAGATCTAATACTTTTTAACGTATCGTAACTAAACTCTTGTAGTGATCTTTTAGCAAAGAAAACAACATCAGATTTTTTACATGTTTGAATTAATTTACCATCACCAACATAACCAACCATGTAGTTGTTTACTATGTCATTTAGTTTTAGATACTGGTAACCACCGTAGTTATCTTCTACAGCTTGACCATAAGCTTTTTCAGCAGCAGTAGTTCCATACTTACCACCGTCTAATATTTTAAGTTGTACTACTATAAAAACACTCGCCCCAGGATTACCTGTTATAGTGATTATATTATTAACTACCGTGTAAGCAGCTGTGTACTCTGTAAAAGTACCAGGTAGACCAGTAGCGCTTGTATATACTTTAAAGTTATTTTTAGCATAATTTTCATTAGTAGGATCATAACTACCAAAAACTAAATCAGTATTAAAAGTTGTAGTAAATGTCTGACCAGCTGTATTACCTGCATCTCCTCTAAAGCTTTGTGAACCTTGATAATATTGTGCGTTAGTTTCTGTTATTTGTGACATTATGATTTTTCGTTTTGTTCAACCTTAGCAGCGTCTTGTGTGGCTACTTGAATTATTTCAGGATCTCTTATGATAACACCTGCGTATTTTAATATTCCTATAATTACATTAGTTTGCTCAGAAATGTCTAGTTGAAAATCAACTGACGTTGCGCTATTATATAAATATTGACCTAAAGTACCAGTTGTAAAAGCCCAGTTAGGATTTGTTGGGTTTACTATACAATTAGCTTTTACCACGTCTGGTTTAGGTGATATTTTTAATAACACTTGTGGAGACGAGCCTGCTGGTACTACAGCATTAGTTATATAAGCTAAAGGATATTGATTAGTAGGACTAGTTAGTTTTGATTTACTGACTTCAGTATATTCTTTTTTACTAGATACTTGAGTTACGGAATCGTATTGAGGATTTGTTGTGTTGTAAGTAGATATTATTTCACCTATTCTATATAATGGTCTTGAGCCACCATATATCCAACCTGTATTAGCTACATTATAGGTAAAACTAGTTTCTTCTTCAAAAGGATACAGTTTATAAGCATTATCTTTAAACATGTTAAAAAACTCTGTATCATTTTGTGTATTGTTTTGATTTACTCTATTTAATTGATTGCCGTCAGGAAAATAAGATTCAAATATTTCTTGCTGTACCTGTACTGCTAAACTATTAAATTCAGCTGGTGGAATATAACCTCTTTGTTCTTTGTTTAAAATGTACAAGACTGTTGTGTATACTGTATTTATATTTACCGCCATTATATTTTTTTATTATAACACAGAGGTGACTTTCGCCACCCCTATATTATTATCACTTGTTAATTAAGTTTTTTATCTATAGATTTATAGATTTCTACACCTTCATCTGTTTTTAAGAAAGCAGCAAAGGCTGAATATGGATTTTCATCAAATGGAACATTCATTAGTTTTCTACCGTTTGATCCCCATGTAAATGTTCTTTGATCTTGAGATAATAGAATAATACCTTCTTCACTAGCTCTAATTGCTATGTTTCTAAGCATTACATTTTCATCTTTTGCTAAGTCCATAAATAATTTTGGATCTTGTTTAGCAAACAATAATATATCTCTTTTTAATTCTTTAGAACTCATAGTGTTAACTTCAGAACCTTTTTCAACTCTTAAAATAGCTTCTGCTTGGTCAATATCTATGTTTCTTGCAGCGTTTAACGCCTCTATCTCCATTTCTAAATCAACTAATTCATCTTGCGCTACAGCAACTGGTTTAAATTCATAGTATATCTTGTTTTTTAACGGATGATATAAACTTAATAGTTTTTGTAATGCAATGTTTTTAGCAGGTACTCTTAATTCACCATCTTGAAATCTAATGTGACCAAGAGTTACTTCACCTTTTTGTTCATCTACAAATGGACTACTCATGTTTGTAGCATATCTTAATTCTCTTTGACTTTGAGTTTCAGAATCAAAATATAGTAATGAGTGTTTTCTAGTATGTTTACCTGGTATAGTAAGTGTTAACGGTGATTTGTTACCTACTAAAAAGTAAATTCTATCTTTAACTTCCCAACCTTGTTTTTTAACTGGTTGTTCTTTTACTTGTGGTTTTTCTACCACTGCTACTGTTTCTTCAACAACAGCTTTTTCTTTTTTTGCCATAATATAATATAATTAAATAGTTTAAAAAAATAATTACCCCTGCCCGAAGACAGGGATAGTTATTATATTTGAATCATTAGATTCCTTTGAATAATACAAAGTTGTTAGCAGCTTGAGTTACTAAACATCTTTCTGATAGGAAGTTAATTTCCATAGCATCAAGAGTTGATGTAAACGCACCACCAGCAGAACCAGTTACCCAAGACTTCATTCTTCTGTCGTCAGCTTGAGAAGCTCTATAACGAACGTGTAAGAAAGGTCTTCTGATATTAGTTCCTAAGATTTGATCGTAAACAGTAGATGTTCCAGCAGGTACTAATACACCTTCGATTGAATTGATACCGTTAATCGCACCTCTTGTAGAAGCATCGTTTAAGTATTTCCAATCAGTTTTGTAAAAGTCATAAGAACCTCTTCTGAATCCAGAGAAACCTAAGTTAAGTGCCATTTCTTCTGAGTTTTCAAATAAACCAAAAGCAACACCACCATTAAATCCTGCAGATATACCAGCTAGCATATCATCAAAATCTAAAGCTGTTTGTCTTTGTAAGAAAAGCATGTTTTCTTCAATAGCACCTTGAGTATCTAGGTTTTTAAGGATAGCATCAAAATCAGTGATACCAGCAGCAGCAGTAAATCCTACTTCTACGTTACCTCTTGCTGAAATAGCAGCAAATAAACCTTCAGTACCTGGTAATTTCAAGTTTCCGTAATCCCCAGCAGCGTGAGCATTCTTTTCACCTTCAACACATACCATTTCTAGGTAGTCTTCGAATCTTAATCTAGTTTCAGATTCAGCTTTTAAATACCATAAGTATCCAGAAGCACCATCTTCAGTAGCAACTTCAACCCATCCGATTTGAGCCATATCAGAACCATTAACGATGTATTGGTCTCTAATAATAACTGGAGAGTTGTTGTATTGAGTAAATGCAGGCTCAACACTAATTCTTACAGAATCAGCACCAGTACCAGCAGTACTTCTACCTTTGCTATATGCAGAACCGTAAACAAATACTTTTAATCCAGTAGCTGTAAAACCTTGAGCGATCAAAGTAGTTACAGGATCAAAACATTGTACTACAACATTACCACCAGCACCTGGTGTAGTTGCTAATACGATACATTTAGCTTCTTTTCCTGTAGCAGGATCTAAAACTACGATTGTATCGTTTACGCTCATTACGTTGTTTGCACCACCCGCAACTGTAAGAGTTGTAGGGTTTGTACCTACAGCACCTGCAGCAGCAGCAGCTACGCCGTCATATGCAATATGTAATCTATTTTGTTCTGACCAGATTACTTGATCACTTGTCATTGGCATTTCAGCGCCAACCATTCTTAAAAATCCAGATAATGTTCTATTACCATAACGCTCTACTTCTTGTTCGTAAACCTCTGGTAAATATTGAGCAGCGAAATCTGAAAAATTGTCTGGAACTGCACCACCACCACCATTGTTAGTAAACTGTAAATAATTACTGTTTAGCAACTCTTGTTTTTGCGATGGTATAATTGATCCAAACTGTGGAGTTAATGTACCCATAATTGTTTAATTTTAATTGTTAAATTTTCGTGTTTTAATTTTAAGTCGCGTAGAATCTGCACCACTAATTGATTTTACTTTCAAGCCACCAACGAAAACTTCACCTGTATTACCTTCTCTTGCTTTCACACTAGAAAGATTTTTAGATTTGTTTACTACATCCTTTACGGCATCGGCTTTACCTTGTTCATAAAAATGACTAGCGATCTTATCTACATTTTCAGCGGCATACATTGCTTTATGATAACCAGCTGGGTCTACCACATTACCATCGCCATCAAGGAACTTCCCTATGAGATTGTTAATATTTGACTGGTTCTCTGCAACTTTATCACGATTCTGTATATTATACTTATACCTCTTTTCTCCAACTTGAAAATCAAAACCTTTGAAATCTTCGCTAAATAATTTTTTAGTTTTAAGTTTAAAATCTTCGTGTAATTGCTCAGCTTGTTCTTGCTGCTTGTTGTAACGGTTGAAAAAGTCCATAGCTTTTTGTTGTTCTTGATTAACACCCGGTCTCATCTTGATCTCGTCGTAATACTTTTGTTTCAAGTCTTCCAAATAGTTTTTGGCTTTCGCAACTTCTTCTTTAAACGCAATTTTCTTTTTGCGTATATCTCTTTCCTCATCAACTTCTGAATCCCATGCAAAATCTTCTAAAATAAGATTTACATCTTCAGAATCTAAATGAGGTTTATTTTTTCTGTAATATTCTTTTAACAATGCTTTCTCATCTACATTAGAGTAGTCAGCGTTTAATCTAACATAATCTTCTACAGTACCTCCAGTTTCTTCCATGAATGAAACTAGTTTTTCTATATTTTCAGGTAATTGCTTACCAAGTACTTTTTCGTCTCTAATAGCTTCTTTAACCTCTGCTTCAACTTCTTTGACTTCAGCTTCAGTTACTTCTTGGATCGGAGAAAACCCTTCAGTAGTCTCGTTGGACTCTTGTACAGGTTCTCCCACCTTTGCGCTATCTCCGGATGGTTCTTCCACAGATACCTCCTTTGTTTCTCCGATTTGAATGGCATCGTCTTCTTGTTTTACTTCTTCTTTTTTAATTTCAACCTTTGTTATATTAGGCTCTACATCTACTAAAGGCTCTTTTAAATTAACCTTTGTTATTTCTTGTTCTTTGTTACCTAATTGTTTCGGTTTTTTTGGTTTTGACTTTATTTTAAAGTCACCTTCCTGTTTAACAGGCTCATTTGTTTTTACTTCTGACATAATATAATATAATTAAATAATTAATATTTACACCATTGGTGGTGTAGACTCTTGTTCAAAATTTATAGGAAGACCATCGTTTTTCCTTTGTGAAATCATTTCACTTTGTTGTGTTCCCTCCATTTTAATTCTTTTATCTTTTCTATCTTCTTTTTCGTTTTCTATTTGACTTCTAGATTGAACTTCTAAGTTTTTAAGCTCCATATCATTTTGATGTTGTTGCATCATTTTTTGTTGATCTAACTGAGCTTGTAACTGCATACGATCTTTTTCAAATTCACTCTTAGCTTTTTCGTATTCTACATTAGCACCAGATATAGCTTGTTGTTTTTGTACTTCTGCCATAGCTGTTTTTTCTGCAGTTTCTGCTTGTGCTGCTGCTTGAGCTTTTATATTAGCTTGTTGATTAGCTTGATCTTGTTTAGCTTTTTGCTTACGTTTTACTTTTAACATTTGATTAGCTAATTTAAGATTTTTAATTTGTCTTAAATCAATAGCATCTTCAACATCAATATTTTTAGCTTGTAAAGCTATTTGTATATTTGCTTCTAATTGTTGTTTTTCTTCTTCATCTGGTTCTAATTCTAAGAATATACCAAAATCATGTAGATTTAAATTAACAATTTCTTGTAATGTTTTAATATTAAAAGTTGATATAGAGTTTTGTAAAGCAGCTTTTGTAAGCGGAAACTCTAAAGCGTCAGCTACTTTTAAGCTAATATTTTCTGCTAATTTAAGAGTTAAAAATAAACTAGACTGTACAATATGTCTTGTAGCTACATTAGATGCGTTAGCAGCTAACTTCTGCAACCCTACAAGCGTGTTGCGATCAGGTAAACTACCATCTCTAGCTTCATTCAATCCTGTCACATCACGTATCATTTGTAAATAGTACTGATATGTACTTATTAACGCTTGTATCTTAGCTTGACCACTACCTGATTGTAATTCTTGTATTGGTACTTTACCAGGATTCATATCACCTTCTTGTGTAAGAGATCTACCAACAATACTACCAGTTTGGAAATACATATTTAATGCTTCTGCTGGGTTGTAATTTGTACCGTTACCAAGATCAACCTCAGCAAGCCCATCCATATCTAAATATACACCATCTGGAACTACACGTGATATTACTTGTTGTAGTTTTAAATGAGTTAATTGAATCATATCAGCAAATCCAATACACTTACTAACTATAGACTCAATTCTACCTTTATAAATTCTAGGCGCGCATATCGCGTAATTCATTTTAACCTTAGTGGTATCAGCTAATGGTCTAGACATGTTTTCAGCTAGTTCCCATTTTAACATTGTATTAGTTCCTAATACTTTAGCACCACTATATAAAACCTCTATAGATCTTGATACTCTTTCAAAGTTATCATTTTCTGGTGGATTAAATGTATCTGGCTTTTCAATAGCCTTCATTAATCCTTGATCTGTTTGCTTTATTTTAAATACTTGGTTGTGATATGTTTTGTAATCAAAATATAAAACTTGTACTGTATTAGCATCATAATCACCCCAACCTGTAATATAAGATCTATTACCAGGCATTGCTTGTATTCTTTTTAATTCTTCTTCAGTTATACCTGGAAACTCTTTTTTAAGTTCTGGTATTGTAATAGCTTTTAATTCACCAACGTAGTATATATCTTCAAAATTTGGATCCTCTGTATAAGAATAAACCATATAAGCTGGATCTACGTAATCTACAGTAATACCTTCAGCCGTATTAAAATTAGTTTTAGCAGCTGCAATACCACAAACTGTTAAATCCATATTTAATCTACGCTTAGTTAAATCATATTTATTTTGAGCAAGTACAGATGATATAGCTTCTTCTTCTGCTATTTCTACACTTTGCTTATATGATAATTGCATATGTAGCTCTAGTTCTTCTGGCGTTTCTGGAACAACTGTAGTACTAGGTGTTTGATATAAATCAATACCTAAAGTTTGTTTTAAGTTATCTAGATATTCTTGAGATAACATGTCTTCATAAATTTTTGAAGCGTACTCAGTTCTTTTCTTTATAGAGTTAGGATCTTGAGCATAAGCTTTTATATCATAAGTTTTAGAAGATATACCATTTACAACTATATCAACAAATTTAGATAATATAGGTACAGGTTTCCAGTCTAAATTTAAATAAGATAAATCACCGTTTATAGCTAATTCATCTTTATACTTTTGTATTGACTGCTCACCTCTAGCATATAATCTTAACTGATGAAAATTATTCCAGTTAGTTAAGTATCTATTACCACTAGTCCTACCTTGTGAAAACCACTCTTGTTCAATAGCTTGAGCAACTTGCATTCCATACTCTAAACTAGCTTTCTCTGCATCGCTCACTACTTGGCTTGGAAAAGGACTATTAGTATTACTATATATATTCATTTAACTTATAATTTTTGATGTCGTTCCTTTGTTGTTGTATCTTTTTATACCTAAATCAACAGGTTTTATTATTCGTTTAACGTTTGGCGCGTATCTATGTTTATTGCAAGCCATTAAAGCTAAACCTGAACTAATAGAAGCATCATGTGTTGTTCTGTTGTTTATATTAAATTTTGCCCAGTCTTCTAGTGTTCGTTGAAAATACATATCACCATATCCAGTTTCTTTTAAACCAACATAATGTTCTATATATGTTTCAATAGCAGCTGCGTGAGCTTGTTTTATATCTTCACTAGAATTAGGTATTCCACCTATTTCTCTTTCTGTTACAGATAATTTATTTCTTTTTTTATCAGGTCTATTCATTGCGTAACCTCTATAGCCTCTACGTTTAAAATAGTAAAGTAATCTAGGTTTGTTATTCTCTGCAAGTATTGGCATACCATAAAATACGCAAGCCATAAGTACATCTTCAAAAAATATCTCCGCTGTTTGTGGTCTAGCTATATATTCTAAAAAGAAATGATTAGGTGGAGCATTTTCCATACTAAACTTAGTTAAACCATGTAAAGATCCGTTTGATCCTCTTTTGTCTACAGTTCCTGATATGTCGTAAGGGTCACAACCAAAAGCTCCCATATGTTCATTACCTGGGTAATTTACTCCATTTTTAATATATCTTCTATTTTGAACTTGAATATCAGGTATCCAAGTAATTAAAAATCTACCTTGTCTATTTGGAATAAATATTACTTTAGTGTCTTGTTCTCCGTTTTCCCACTGAAAACTACCTTTTGTAACACCTATACTATTTTTTAAATCTTCATTAAAATCTATTTGTTCATAAATTTTACCTAGATTAAATAAAGATTGTTTTGACTCATCTCTAAAAGCATGTTTAGTTGTACGCGGAAACTGTCTATAAAATTCATTTAAACCATCTTGGTCATCTTTCAAACCTTCAACTTCATTGTTCCAATACTCTATAACACCTAATTTTATTTTTCCTCCATCAGGTCCTGTAACGGATTTTTTTGGCGTATTGAATACAGGTAAGCCATAAGAATCAATGTATCCTTCGTAGTTCCATTCCATAGGTATGAACAAACTATATAATCCTGAGCGAGTCTGTCCATTGCTGTTTCTCTTAGTGACGTCTGAGTCATCATATAATTTTTTAAAATTTCTACCTCCTTTATCTAATGCATTCGATGTTGATCCCATCATGCATTTACCAATAACTCTACTACCTAACCTGAGGGTGGTTTTCGTAACCCTCCAGTTGTTGAGGATGTTGTTCGGCTTCTCCCACTTGCCCGATTCATCATGTACGAGGAGTTTGAGTTTCTCCCCATCATAGGAGTTGTCACCGGTGTTCTTCCAATCGATGGTGGTGTCAAGTCCCTGTAATTCATCCGCGGCGGTTTCGTCGGCGGCGGAGGCGGTGAGCTTACGACGGGTGAACTTACTTGCGGGGACACGGTAGGCAAGTTCGGTCTTTGGACGGTCCATTCCGTCCTGGGTCGGTTTGAAAAAGAAGGGATAGTTAACTGATATGGGTACCACCTTATCGGTAAACATCTTCTTGGCATCAGGCCCAGACTTTGATAAAATGCCATATCGTGAGTCACTGGATATAGTTGCCAGGTTAACCACCTCTCCCGATGCCATGAATGAAAACCCAGAACGCCTGTTCTTAAGGTAACACATTCCATAGGATCGTATATCTGCTTTACAAGCTTCCCAGAAAATGAAGAATAATCTATTTGACTCCCGAAAGTCTGGTGCCCCGACATCAATTTTAGACCACTGCAAGTACATGTAGTGAGTACCAGTAAGGTAAGTAGCAACGTTTTTGTTATAAAACCAAAAACCTTCCTCCCTACGGGTAAACTCATTATCGATGTAGTCATACCATTTTTCTTTAAAGTCTTGTGGATATTGCTTCCAATCAAAAACTGTTTTTATTTTACTTAGTGATTTAGGATACTCAGTCTTACTCCATTTGTTGTTTTCAAACTTATGAACATTCTTAGCTTTTGGTAAAGCTATTTTAAGATTTTGTATTTCATATATTTCACCTATAGTTCCATCTTTACTAATGACAACCATATCATGCTGTTCATTGTAACCATACTCCCATTTTTTTAATCTATTATATTTCTTAATAGTTTTAGGAGTTATATAATCATCTAATATTGTATATAAATTTTGCTCGTACATTACCTAGATCTTCCTTCAGCAAAACCTTTAAAATTAGTTTGCTTTTTATTTTCTTTAGGTTTATCCTCTAACATATTCTTTTCTTCTTCAATACGATTAAGTATTTCAAACGCATCAAATATGGCTAGCTTTTTTGTAGCAGCAGCGTTTTTTAATCTGTCTGCAGATATATCATCATCTGAATCTACAATAGGTTCTTTAGCAACCTTAATTAATTCCTTGACCGCTACTTGCCCAGCTTGGATTATATTTTTCTTCGTCTCCTTGGTGTTCATATTTAATTACAATATCATTAGATTTCATACAGTATAATCGCTCTTTATCTACTAAAAACTCCCATTCACCGTTAGGTGTATACCCAACTACATCTCCCTGGTGTATTTCTAGCGCTTCTAATGAACTATTACCATATTTTAATATACCTTTAAGCTTTTGTTCTTTATCAACTGTTAGAGAACTTTTGTCTTTTATAGGTTGAATAAAACAACGGTCACCAAAACTATGCCAACCATCACTATTATTATATAAATAGATTTGATCTAAACTAACAAAATATAAACCTTTTTTAAAAAAAGATCTACTTTGTTTCTTTTCACCTCTCATATCATAAAACGTTCTAAAAACATTTTGATGTATAACTAGTGTGTCACCTTTTTTTATATTAGTTTTAAAAGCAACTGGTGTTTCAACTACTTCTGCTAATCTATTTACAAACTTCCAAGATTCAATCTTAGTATTAACTACAAGTTTTTTACCATCAACTTGTATTTCATTATTGTATCTATCACCAATTGGCTTTACAATAAAGTCATATAAGCTTCTCATTAATACTCTAAATCGTACTCAACAGATATTGACATGTTAGAATTAAATTTCTTCCATGGTAATACCTCATCGTTTTTTCTTATATAAATATTATAAGAACTGTCAGAAGTTTCAAACAGTATATGCGATATTTCATGACCGCCATACACTTGCTGACCAACAGCGTAATGCATGGCGTCATTTTTATAATCAGATCCAATACTGATCTTTCTTATATTACTATGCATCTTCCTGCTCGTCCTTAATAGGCTCGTATGTTCCGTCAGACAAATTAATGCTAACTTTACCATACTCTTCTTCGAGTTCTTTCTTAGTCTTTTCTATTTCACCTTCCAAGTTTTTTACTTCTTGAGCTAAATTAAGTTTTTGGATTTCTAATACACCCATTTGACTTAATACGGTTGTTAATTTTTGTTGTTGCTCAGTTACTACTTTTAACTGTTCTTCTTTAATTTTTGCCATTTGAAATTTAATTTAATTTGTTAATATATTTCTATTTAAATAGTTACACTTATTATTATATTTTTACACTATTTACTTTTTAGCTCTTCTATCTCTGCTTTTAATTCTTGTATTGATTTTACTAACAATGGTACTATTTTAGAGTAATCTACACCCTGCATTTCTTCTGCATCTTTTTCTCCTGTTACTGCTTGTGGTAAAACCTCTTGCAGTTCGTGTGCCATAACTCCATAACTTCTACTTTCATCTACTTTCCATTTAAAGTCATAAATAGGTATTTTAGAAACCATATCTAATCCTGTAAAGTCTTGTAAATCTTCTTTTAATCTATAATCAGAAGATGTAGCATATACTGTAGATGAACCAGATACATTTATATTACCTGCTGTAGAATTTGAATTATAAAATCTAACCACACTTCCATCTTCTAACCTCCTTAGTATTAAAGCTGTACTTGTGCTAGTAGGAACACTAATACCCATATAGCTGGTTGGTTGTATAAAAACACCTGATTCAGAGCCAGTTCCAAAACTAAACGGTCCATCAGTTCCAATTCCTACAACTCCCGATGATGTTATACGCATTCTTTCTACGTCGTTAGTATCAAACGACATACTATTACCATTATGTCTATATATTATTTGACCTACATTGTTATCCGCTGGATCAGCAAAATTAATTGTACTATTACCATTAGTCTCAGATAATAAATTTAACGTGGCATTTGCTGTACTTGCAGTTATTTCTCCAGTTACTTTAACATCATTTGCAAAAGTTGCAAGTCCAGTACCTCTGTCTATTGTTAATCTTGTTGTGTCCACATCTGTCCCAACTCCAATTCTAAAATTATTAGCAGAACCATCATATCTTATAGATGCACCATTAGCAGGACTTCCAGTAGTACCCTCGTGTAATAAAATTTTTGAAGTATTACCCGCTGAATTAGTATTCATATTTAATGTAGGCCCAGCGTTTTTTGACATAATCACGTCTCCTGCAAAAGTTGCCTCAGTGCTAGTAAATGTTGCAATGTGTGAATCACCACTGCTTAACATTTTTAACTGACCACTTCCCTCGTGTTGTAATCTAGCAACACCACTAATATTACCAAGCGCTACATTACCACCATCTGCTTTAACAACACCAGTAAAAGTTGCACTACCATCTACTTGACTAAATGTTTGAAAAACTGTTCCATTAAAATTTCTAAAATATATATTACTACCTGTTCCACTATTTGTTGGAGCCTGCAAATAAGTTCCTAAACTTGTAGCAGAATAAAGTGTATTTGTATCACTTGCGCCTTTTATCCAACCACTAACTTGTATGTTTCCTGCAAAAGTTGCGTTTTGTGATGAATCTAGTGTTAAGCCTACATTATTCGCCGTATATAATCTTATTTGATTAGTAGTAAATCTTATTGATGTATCTAAATCACCCTCATGTTTTATATATTCTGGAACAATTATTGAGCCTGCAAAAGTTGCGTTTTGGGAGTCATCTAAAGTTAAAGCTAAAGTATCAACTGTATAAAATCTCATTAAGGAGCCTAAAGAGACTGCTTTAATATCTACATTGTCTCTATCGCTTGAGTTTAATTGTATTTTAGCTCTTACAGTGTTTGCATCTGTTAAATATAAATTATCTTCAACTCTAACATCTCCCGCAAAAGTTGATGTTCCAGTCGAGTTAACACCACCTAATAAATAAACATCTCTCCATTTATTATTTACACTACCTAAATCATTTGCTCCATTAGCATCACTACCATTTGAATATGTACCTACAAAAGCAACGCTATCTTGTTTAAACCCTCTACCACCATCACTTGTAAAAAAAGGTGATTTAGTACCTCCACCAGACACTTCTAATTTAAAACCAGGAGTATTAGTTCCAATACCTACATCACCATTTGGTGATATCCTTGCTACTTCTGTGCCAGCTTGTTCAAATCTGTGAGAATAGCCGGAAGCGGCAACAAAATTGAAGTTACCTTCCATGTTAATATTAGAAGTATCGGTATTAACAGTTCTTTGTATTCCTATAACACCTTTAACGTCTAATTTGTTTGCTGGTGAAGAAGTCCCAATACCTACATTACCCGCACTAGAAGATGTTAAATATACATTAGCACCACTAGATCCAAGTTGTGATATACCTGTTGCAACAAGTGTTCCTTGAGCTGTTACACCACCTACTACGTCTAATTTAGAAACTGGAGCGTTAGTTCCGATTCCAACATTACCAACACTATTAACACGTAGTACTTCATTATTACTTGTTGTTAATATAAAAGTATCATTGCTGTAAAAACCAAAATAAGAGTTAGTGTCTCCAGCATGCCTTATATATTGTGGCATTATAATATCATTTGGTAAAGCGCTATTGATTTCCAATATACTATCTCCTAAATTTGATCCACTTGTCCATTTAGGTATATAACCAGTAGTTCCACTTCCTGTTGCAAAAGTAGATAATAAGTTTGTTGGAGATATTTGTACGTTTTCAGAACCTGTATATCCTACTAAAAAATCTACTGTTCCTAGCGTTGTTTTTTCTGTAAATTGTGAAAACTTTATATTTGCCATTTCTTAGTGTACTATTTTTAATAAATCTCCTGTTCTATAAACATCTCCTGTTGTTAATCCTCCTGCAAGAGCCGCTGTATTGTCTGCATATTCTGATACGCCTGTAATTTTAATACCTGTACTTGTAGTTTCAAATTTTTTAACACCACCTGTATAATATAATTCTGCTGCACCATTATTACCAAAAAATATTTTATTACCTGATGCTGTACTAATATTTGGACTATCAGCCCATATTCTTAAATCTCCTGTACCACCATCTTTTATATAGGAATTACTACCATCGTGATAAATTTGTAAATCCTCGCTTGTACCAAAAGTTGAAACTACATTATCGTTATGTCTTGTACTTCTTGAAAATACAGCTCTATCTGCACTACCATCAATAGTTATATAGTTATATATTGTACCATTATTTGTAGCTTGAATATATGTTTTGTCATTATTACCCTCGTTTCTTAAATATATGTCGCTAGTTGTAGATGTAATATAACTACTATTATTACCATCGTGATAGATTTGTAAATCTAAAGAATCTCCAAAAAGCACTTTTACATTATCCGTATGTACTGAATCTTTACTAAATTTTACTCTATGATTTGTGCCATCAACTATAAAATATTCAGTAGTTCCACCAGACCCATTATCTGATAAAAACTTTATATCTCCGTCATCTTGAAAATTAGTTACAATTAAATCACCCGTAAGATTATCTATAACACTATTTGTTCCACCGTGATATATTTGTAAATCACTAGAAGCACCAAACTTAGCTTTTATATTATCTGAAAACTGAATATCTTTATCAGCCCACATTTGGGTCAAACTACCATCTAATGTAAAATATGTAGCTAATCCTCCAGAACCATCATCATTTTCAAAAATAATATCTGAATTATTAGATTTTTGACTAATGTAAAAATTACCGGTTTCATTAGCTATAACAGATTCCACACCATTATGATATATTTCTAAATCTCCACCATCTCCAAATTTTGCTTTTACATTATCAAAATGCAATGTTGATTTTAAAAATCTAGTTTCAACCTCCCCACCATCTACTCTAAAATATTGTGCTATTCCACCACTACCATCATCTGATCTAAATATAATATCTCCATCATTTGTATATTGCGATACATATAAATCTCCTGTATTATTGTCAATATTAGCATTATCTGTACTATTGTTGTGATATATTTCTAAATCTCCAGAATTTCCTAATTGCAGTTTTTTAGCATCATATATTCTTAAATTAACTTTAGCATTTAAACGAACATTGCCACCATCTAGACTAAAATATTCAGCAACACCGCCATTTCCATTATCACATCTAAATATAATATCTCCACTATTTTGTTGGTTTCTTATATTTAAATTACCATTAATATTATCTATCCAAGTATCATCTACACCATTGTGAAATATTTCTAAATCATAAGAACTACCTACGTATATTTTAGATTTATCTGGGAATACAGTTGCGCCTAATATATTACTACCATCTACTTTACCACCATCTAAATAAAAGTAAGTTTGTACACCACCACTACCGTCATCAGCTCTAAATAAAATATCTTTATCTGCAGTTATACTTTCTATATACAAATCGTTGTTATAGCTTCTCATATAACTTTTGTTTGTATTAGGATCATGCCACAACCTTAAATCTAAACCATCACCAAAAGTAATTACTCCTCCATCAGGTCTTGTTGTATATGTATAAGAGCCACTAGCTCTAGAACCATCTAATTTAAAATATTCACTAACCCCACCATTACCATCATCTGAATAGAATATTATATCACCATCCAATGCGCTATTTTTAATATTTAAATTACCTGTAGCGTTTATAATTTCTGTATTTGAACTATCGTGTTGTATATATGCGTCTAATCCAGTACCAAATCTTGCTTTGACATTATCATTAAATTTAACATCACCAGTCATTGTACCACCAGCGAGTGGTAAGTAATTACCAAGTGCGCTAGCAAGTAAATTAGTTGGGGATATTTGAATATTACTAGCTCCCTTGTAGCCTACTACAAAGTCTATATCTCCTTCGGTATTACCGACTGTAAAATCTGAGAATTTTATATTTGCCATGGATTATGGATTTTTGATCATGAATTTAAGTGAAGGACTTGTGTTTTCTCCTATAAGAAAGTCTATTCCGTTTTCACCTAGAATAAAGTCAACACTAGGTGAACTACCAGAACCTGGATCAATAGGAAGAGCTCCTACCGCTATTGCGTTCTCTAATATAGTAGACATGTTATGAAAGTGCTTTTATATCCGATGCTGTAGTACCAGCTGCTTTTACTCTAATAACTTGTTGAGGTATAAATGAAGCGTTACCAATATTTTTCATTACTATTTCTTCACCTTGCTGAGTTATTGCAGTTACATCACCTGTACCGCCTACGTATAAACTATAACCACTATTACCTTCGTTAGTACCAGGAATACCACCATTACCTCTATATATTTTATAATTGTAAGGCGCCGCTGCTGTTATACCAGGAGCTTGTAATGTTAATGTTGTGTTACTTGTTACAGATGTTATAAGCGCCATTTCAGTACCAGCTATTACAACGTCTCCACCAGCAACCACTTGATATTTACCAACTGAAGAAGTACCGTCTACAAACTTAGCACCAGCAGTTGTTAGCGTAAGATTATTTGTGCTACTAGCTCCACTTAAATAACTACCTGGTTGAGGTATGTTTATCGTGTCGCTTGGTATTACATCTACCGAACTTATTGGTTGATTTTTTGACATATTGTTCATTTTAATTTTTATTGTTCTTAAATATATTACTTGCCTTTTCAGTCGTACGTCCGCCGAAATAGGCTAACACAACGGACATCATTATCTTCTCGAAAGTATCATTCCATAACTCATTTATATGAAACGGCAGTGTTTCTATACTGTCTAATATTCCAGCCATTGAAAATATAACTATACACCATACTAATACTAATGGTCGTACATTTTTACTTAGCCATGAATCAGACATAGAATCTGCTTGCCATCTTGAAGTGATAGCTTGTATTTCTTTATTTTGTTGATCGTATATTATTTGTTGTAGTTTTACTTTATCCTCTGCAGGAGCATCAGATTTAGTAATAGCTTCGATAGCTTCTTTTGGAGATGTTACACCTTGTAACACACTACCTAATGTAGGGTTAATTACAGATGCCGCGCCAAACAATAGTTGACCAACAGTTGTATCTTTAAATTTCTTTTTACTCATGCTTTTTTATATGCTTCTGCTTCCCAAGGTAAATCTTTAGCTCCTTCTTTCATTGTAGCTCTAGAGTATTTTTTACCTTTCCAATATACATAATTATCATCATAATCTAAATCACCTCTACGCATTTGATCAATATGAACTTTTTCATGCGCTATAACCTCTGGGATTTGATTAGGTTTTAAGTCTTTGTTTATAATAATAGTACCATTATTATTAGCTTTACCCATTACACCTTCTTCCATATCTACATGATAAACTGGAGTGCTATCTAGTTTGTATGGAGGGTTAGTTAATTTAAAAGCCATATTATTTTTTATAAGGAAATATTTTGTTTAATGCTCCTTTTCTAGCAGCGCAGCCGCAAGGGATATTAAGTCCCTTGCTAACTGTGTCTACTACTTTTTTGATACCAGTAGCTTTAGTAAACTTTTCTATATCGTCTCCTAAACCTCTTGATTTCATACTTATGCAACAACTATATCAGTTACTTTTACGCCTGTACTGTTTTGTACAATTGACATAATACCACCTGGGTTAGCAGTAACAGCTGAAATAAATTGATCAGCCCACTCTTTACCTTTTCCAGTAACTGTGAATAAGTAACTTTTACCGTCAGCGTAAACTGTAAATTTGTTAGCATCAGCATCTCCGTTTGCTAATCCTTGATAAACAGAAGCAACGTTTCCAATTAAAATGTCTGAAAGTTGGTTAGCAACGTTTACGTCGATAGCTTTAATTTTAATGTAATTTGCCATAATGTTAATGTTAAATGTTAATGTTAAATGTTAATGTTGAGTTTTATACAGCTCTCTACTGTTATTTTTTCATTTTCTTTTTATCTTGAGCAGCTTTTTTCATAGATTCTTTTCTATCACCGTCTCCATCAATATCTGGAAAATCTGGCTTAACAGCTTTTGCAGGAGACTCGTGACCCATTTTCATAGCTGATCCCATTCCTGATTTTGAATGTTTAGACATCCATGATCTTCCTCCACTTGCATCTTTTGCAACTGGATTATCTTGTAATAAGTCTTTTCTTTCTTGTTTAGCGTAACCTTTGTTTTGGTTTTTAGCTGGTGAATCATGTCCCATTTTATAAGGACTCATTTCCATAGCAGAATCTTTGTGTCCCATTTTAGCGGGTGTTTTTCCGTAAGGCATAATATTAGTTTTTATTAGTTATTTTTTTCTTTTACCTGTGCAATGCATTTGTGTAGGCGCTTTGCTTTTTTTTGTTTTAGTTTTTACAGGACCATGATCCCCTTTGCTAACTTTTAAACCTTTTGCTTTGTCTTTAGGAAAAGTAGCATCTCCTTCATAAGAAGTGTGGTATTTAGTGTGTATATGACTTCTACCTGAAGGTGCATCATGTTTAGCTGGAGAACCATGATGTCTTTTATCATATTTCATATCACCTGCTAATTTAGATATATGCTTTTCATCAGCAGTCATTTTCTCATCACTATGACCATGTTTGTCATCGTATTTAATATCTCTTTTTAGATAATCAATATGAGCAGCGTCATCTCTTTCAGTTGCTTTATAATTACTAGATGTTACTCTTGTGTGAGCATGATCTTTTGAAAACTTAGAGTTTCCAGTGTATTGTCCGTAGTATCCTTTATGTCCCATTTTAATTTGTTAATTTTTTTTCACCGTATTTAGCTTCATAAGCTTCATCACTTAGATTTATTCTATCTTTTTTCTTTTGTTTTGTTGCTCCAATATCAGATATTGCTTGCCCTATTTTAGCAAACATATTAGCATACATTTGCCCTGTTGGTACGTATTGCGCTCCAGCAATATCACCGCCACCTACATATCCACCTTGTTTTAGTGGACTGTTTTCTTGAAATACTTTATTAAAAGGTGAACTCATAATTTATTTTTTTGAACAACCAAAGTTTTTAGCATAGTTAGCCATTTTAACTACAGCTTCACTATAGTTATCTTTTTTAGCCATTACAGAACTAGCTGCTTCGCATGTTGATTTACCAGGCATATTCTTTTTTACCCATCTAGTGAATTTACCTTTATTTTCTTCTTTTATTTCTGGAAATCCTTCTTTTAAAAAAGGACTATTAATTTGATAGTAGCTCATAATTATCTTCCTTTAGCGATTTTAGTTATAGGTCCAGCTTTATACATAGATTCAGCTTTTGAAACCTCCATACCAACTATACCCGAGCTAGATCCTTGACCCATTGGAAAACCAACTTTACTTAATGGTCCTTCCCAGATAGCGTTTTCCCCTATTTGACCTTCAAGTTTAGGGTTTTTTCTTATTTTATCAATATCGTGATTCATAATTTATTTATTAGTTTAATTCTCCTTGAGCACCTCTACTCATTGATTCGTCTCTTTTAGCTTTTTCTTCATCAGGATCTCCTTTCTTTTTTTCTTTTTCCATTTGATCTGATTTCATTTCATAATATATTTCTTGAGCATCACCACCTGTTTGCTTAGCTTTTCTATTAGCTTGCTTTTTCATATGAGCATCAGTGTGTGAATCTAATGGTGAACCCATCATTAATCCAGAACCAGCAACAGCTCTTTGTCTAGCATTCATACCACCAAACATACCTAGACCAATTTGTTGTGTCATTGGGTCTAAACTACCTGTCATTATAGGTTGACTGTAGTCGTTCATACCACCACCACCCATAGTGTTTTGAGCTTGCGATGCAGCTTGTTGTGCTGCAGCCATTGCATTAGCGTTAGTTAAAGAGTTAATCATTTGATTACCTCCCATGCTGCCAAATAAACCTGCAGTTCCAAATTTTAATGGTGTAAGCATTTTGTTTGGATTACCTTTACCACCGTCTGCTTTACTAGCGTGAACTGCTTTTCTTTGTGCGTCACTTACGTATCCCATAATTACCTTGTTTTATCTTTGTTTATATTATAAATTGCTTTTGTCATTACTTTATCAGTGTAAGAACTACCAGTTATAAGTTTGTTTCTACTACCGATATTTATATCTTCTTGACCAAGCATGATTCTATATATTCTACTTATAAGTTGCTTACCTTTAAAAGAAACTTTATATATATTATATTTTTGAGTTGTTCTGTTTCTATTACGCCAAACAACTATCCAATCATTTTGTATTAATCTATTCCATCTTCTGTTATCCCAACTATAAGCATATGTACCTATTTTGAAATCTTTTATTGTAAATAAATCTATACAGTCTAGATATATTAATAACTCTAAATCACTATCGTTTAAATCATTGTTTTTACAAGCCCATTTTCTTATAATACGATAATGCTTCATTAAGTTTAAACTCTTAATATCACTAGCATTTAATTTCATAATACAACAACTATGTCTTGTGCTTTAATTACTCGATATGATTTCTTATTTATTTCTATCTTATGTCCAGCATGTCTATCAAAGTATATTTTATCATTTACTTTAATACCTGCTACATCTTCACCAGCAGAAATTACAACTGCTTCTACATATCTAATGTCTTCACGTTGTTTTTCTGCAAGAAGTAAACCACCTGTTGTTTTGGTGGTTCCCTCTTTTTTTATTTTTATTATTAAGTTTCTACCTACTGCTTTCATCAACTCTAATATTATTAATTACACAATCGGTTGATAAAATAGTAGTAGCCACTGAAGCTGCATTTTGAAGAGCGCTTTTTGTAACTAATAACGGATCAATTATACCGTTATCAATCATATGTACCATATTTCCTGTAACAACATTAATACCATGACCATCTTCAGCTGGAATTGTATATTCCTTAAAACCTGCATTGTCTAGTATTGTTTTAAATGGGGATAATATAGCTTTACCTAAAACTTTTTCTCCAACATTTTCTTCCTTCATGTTTAAAGCAGCGTTTAGTAGAGCAATACCACCACCTGGAACTATCCCTTCTTTTATTGCAGCTTTAGTAGCACATATAGCATCTTCAACTCTATCTTGTTTTTCTTTTAGTTCAACATCAGAGTTTGCACCTATTTTTACTATTGCTATTTTAGCAGCTAACATTGCTAGTCTTTTCTCTAACTTAACTACTTCATAAGCTGTATTCTTTTCAGATAACTTATTTTTTATATCTTTAATAATTTCTTTTACCTCATCAGATGTTTCACTAACTTGTAAAATAGTTTCATTATCTGTTGTAATACTTTTTAAGCATTTACCTAAGTATTCTACTTTAACTAAATCTAAGTCATCACCAAGATCTTCGTTTATAATTGTAGCACCTGTAAGTAAAGACAAATCATCAAGTAGTTGTTTTCTGTTTACACCGTATGTGGGTGCGTTTACAACATTAACTTTTATATTGCCTTTTATTTTATTCATAGCTAGAGCAGATAAAACACCTTGTTCTAAATCGCCAATAATAAGCAAAGGTTTATTGTTTTTTATTACGTACTCTAGCACTGTTTGTATTTGCCTTATTGTATCTACTTTAGATTCAATTAACAGTACTAATGGATTCTCTAGTTCTGCAGAAGCAGTATCAGCATTTGTAATGAAATGTCTATTTGTAAGTCCTTTATCATATTGCGAACCCTCTATTATTTCAACTTCTGTTTTACCAACTGGTGAAGGTTCCATCATAACTACACCAGTAAGATCTACAGCTCTAAAAGCATCTGCAATTAGTTTACCTAATTCAGGATCGTTATTGGTTGATATTGTAGCTATTTGATCAATCATATCTCCTTTTACAGGAACAGATATTGATTCTAAATATTTTATTGTTTTTTCAACAGCTGAGTTTATACCTTCTTTTAATTCTCTTGAATTTGTTTTATCAGCAACTTCGTATGCATGAGATAATATAGCGTGTGCTAATATTGTTGCTGTTGTGGTACCGTCACCGGCTTGTTGAACTGTTTTACGTGCAGCTTCTTTTAAAAGTGTTGCACCCATATTTTCTACAGGATCTAACAAGATTACTGAGTTTGCTACTGTTACACCATCTTTTGTAATAATTGGTTTACCTGTAGCATCTTCTAGCATCACACACTTACCGCTAGCTCCGAGTGTGGAGCTAACAGCAGTTGTGAGTTTTGTTATCCCTTCAAATACTTTGTTCCTAGCTTCGTTACCGAAGTTAAGATTTTTAACTATTAGATTTGACATGATTAAATTGTATTGTATTTGTTATTTAAAGGTTTTCACGACTTTCGGGCCTTTTAAGAAATCTACTTTTTTAGCATAATGCTCTACCGATCCATCGATAGCAGTTTCTGCTCCTTCTATAGTTTCACGCCTTGTAACGTCGTGCCAAGTATCTTCATTTGGATCTTGGTATTCAGTTTGATAAAAACCGTTTGGTAATTGGGTTATTCTCCAGTTTGATTTTTCTGAAAGATGTTTCCAAAGGTCAATGGTTTCTTCTGAAATTTGTGGTTGACTATTCCACGTTCTAGTCTGATAATAAAACGTCATAATTTTGGTTTTAAGTTTATATTTGGTTTTGCGCTCTTAACCGAGCAGGTATATGTCTATTATTACTTGTTTTCTAAGATTTTTACTTTAGCTTCAAGTTCTTGTATTGATTTAATTAATAGTGGTACTATTTTACTGTAATCTACTCCTTGCATTTCTTCTCCGTCTTTTTCACCTGAAACCGCATCTGGTAATATGTCTTGTAACTCATGAGCCATAACTCCATAAGAACTAGAATTATCTACTTTCCATTTAAAATCGTACACAGGAATTTTAGAAACTTTACCAAGACCATCAAAATCTTTTAGATCTTTTTTCAACCTATAATCAGAAGAAGTTGAATAAGTAGTTGCAGACCCTGATATTGTTATATGACCAACAGTTCCATTAGGATTAAAAAATTCAATCAATGTGCCTTGTGCTGTAGAGCTTGATGCCATTCTTAAAGCAACTTTATCTGTACTAACAGGTATAAACCCACTACCATAAGCACTAGTTCCGTCTGGTGTTGCGGTAGTTCCAAACAACACGTTACCTGCATTATCAGCACGCATTCTTTCTGCGCCTGCAGTTGCCAAAGCAATTACACCATTTCCTGATTGTGCGTTTATAGTGTGTAATGCGCCGTTTGTAACTCCTGAAGTAGAAGATGTAAATGCTAAAGCTCTAGAGTTAGACGCAGTATCACCACCAACAATTAAATAAGTTCCTTCTGCGTAATTAGCTACTTCTAGTTTAGCACCCGCGTTAGTAGTAGTTCCAATACCTACATTTTGATCTGACGAAATTCTCATCGCGGTTATCAAAGTGTTTTGTTTTGCTGTTTGGAATAAAAGTCTAGAAGGGTAAACATTTGGACTACCCATATTCCAGGTTCCATCACCCTCACCTATTATAGCAGCTCCACTTTTAAAAGGGCTTGAAGGATCATTACCTTGGAAAAATATAGAACCTAAATCATCACCAGATACAATACTAGTATCATCTCTTCTTAAATTAAATATACTACCAGTAGTGTTTTGAATTGATACGTCGCCAGAACTATCTAAACTAAAATTTACATCTCCTTGTGTATCTAAAGTTCCTGTTTTAAATTCAATACCTTGACCGTCCATTAAGATTTTAGGGACTCCCGCCGCGGTTCCATCAAAAAACAATATGGGACTTTGACCTCTTAAAGTTAAAGATGCGCCATTTATTGTATCAGAAATTACAGCGGTTGGTTTTAAAGTAGTGATAGCGTTACCACCAATAGATAATTTAGAACTAGGACTAGTAGTACCTATACCAATATTACCATCTCCTTTTAAAGTCATGAGAGTATTTATTCCACTACCATAACCCGTAATTGACATTGTGCTTAAATATTCAGGAGCTCCTGATCCCGTAACAAGTATACCGAAATTACCACCGGGTGTATATGAGCTTGTAGGTCTAAAATATAATCTAGAACCAGTAGTACCAGTTATACACACATCTCCTGCTCCACTTGTATTCTCTACTTCTAATTTTCTATCTGGACTATCAGTTCCAATACCAACATTGCCATCACCAGCCACAATCATTCTTAGTAAATTATTGGTAACAAAACCTAAAGGCAAACTAGTACCTTGATACATGTTTAATGAACTAGCACCAGCATAATTTGTGTTATTACTTCCGTTTAAAAATACTACCGCTGTATCAATAGAGTCGTTTTTAAGGCGATATGAAGAATAAGCGTCAACCCCTGTGCTAGCATTTTCAACAGCTATGTTTACATTACCATTTACCGTGCCTTTTGTATGTAATTTATAATCAGGACTAGTAGTTCCAATACCTACGTTGCCTACTGAAGTAATACGCATTTTTTCAGTTACACCCGCGGCACCTGTTCTAGTTTTAAATGACATATAAGAGTTCCTATCATTAGCCGCGTTCCAAGGCTCTTCCTTACCTACTATAATATTACCAGCAACATTTTGACCAGGAACGTAACTTCTGTAATGTGTAAATCTTATTTCTGATGTTTCTGTACCAGCGTCTGTAGTATTTGAATTATCTATAACTAACTGAACAGCGTTACTTACTGAACTATTAATTCTAGCGGAACCACTTATATCTAATGTATAATCTGGAGCCATATTTCCAATACCCATAAATCCATTAGAATCTATAGCTACAGCGTCAAATAAAGTACCAGCATCATTAGCTACTTGAAAGCGCATATCTGCACCAGAAGGATTATTAGTACTATCTACTGTACGTATTGAACCTCCGTTTATAGTAGCTGAGTTGTCATCTACATTTTTAAAGTATAATATTCCACTACCAGAACTAGCAGCTGTATCTCTTGGAGATATGAATATATCACCAGCAGAATTAATACGCATTCTTTCTAAACCCTCTGTAATAAATGTAATCGCCCTAGAACCTGCCGACGTTCCTGTTGATATTTGAAGATTATCAGATACATCTAAATCTAATACAAGCCTATCGTTTGATGTAGAATCGAATAGATATATACTGTTTGATGCTATATTTCCAGAAACATCTAGGTTTTGAACTGGACTAGTAGTTCCAATACCTAATCTTTTATTAGTGCTATCAAAAAATAAATTATTATCACCTGCAACTTCGTTTTGACTATTCCAATAAGTTACTTGCCCAGCAGCACCTGCTCCTGATACAAATGTTTGATCTAGTTTTTCCCAACGATCAGTTGCACCTTGTTCTACATATATACACCAGTCACCTACGTTCCAAGAATTTGGTAAAGTACCTGCTCCGTTTGGAGTAGCACTACCTGCTGTAGATACTACGTAATAATGACCTACTACTTTTTTATCAGCTGCGGATAAATCTGGATTACCAGCATCACCAGCTAAACCACCCTCTGCTTGCGTTCTAGCATCCCATGTGCTTTGAAAAACTAAACCAGAAACTACGCTTGATATTTGTTGATCTACGTATTGTTTAGATGTAGCATGTGCATTTATTGTAGGTACTAATGGTATTTCTACTTGACCTGTAAATAAAGAAGGTAAAACAGATTTTGAATCAATTGCTCTAGCTGTACCTGCTACTGTAGGCATAGCATCGTTTTGTATTCTAAGATATGAAAGATCACCGGTTACTGTTCCACCACCACTGGTATCAAAGTCTAATATTTGAACAATAACATCACCCGCTGTACCATTTGATAACTCAACAGTTGAGTGTGTAGCTTGTAAATTAGTAGCAGTTACATTAGCACCTTCAAGTTTAGCCAAGTTGTTTGCACCTATCATATATGAAATAGTACCATTAGCAGCAGTTGTTGCTCTAGCTAAATTATAAGATCCATACACAGTAGCATTTGGACCATTTGTTCCTGTTCCATCATATCTACCTTCTAAATTACCACCAATAGCAAAACCTGTAAAACCTCCAGTTCCTTCAAATTCTCCTTTCGCATATAAACCATAGTTAGAGTCTGCTTGTGTACTACCCGTGTTTATACTTTCTCCGTAAAGCGCTACATTTGGAGCTGCAGTAGTTCCGTTTAATGTAGCTTTAATACCACTTACTGGACCTGCTTGAGTTAACGTTGGTGAAGATGTAGATACAAATTGACCAGCTAAATCTATAAGACCAGTACTTTCAGTCATAATAGAATCACCTAGTAAACCATTTGGACCATCTGTAAACTTAACTATTTTATTTGTAGTACCAGTTCCACTACCCGTACCGGTTACATAAGTTGCTATGTCAGCTAATGTAACAGATCTAGTAGGATTGTTATTAGTAGCGTCAACATTTGTTATTACTAATAAGTCTTCTGCCGATAAACTTGATAGCGGTAAATTAGGGTATGTGTATATTATTGCCATGTGTTATGAATAAATTCTTATTTCTAAATAACCGTTGCTTAAAAAACCATCAAGGTTACTAACAGTAGTTCCAGTTTCTATTTGAAAAAATGTATCACTAAGTCTTTTCCACGTTGAACTTCCATTAATACCTCCAAGATTAAATACAGCCGCTGTTTTATTGGCTGTAAAAACAGATATATTTGCTTCAGCTCTATATTGTCCAGCAGCAAAACGTGTCCACGTAAAAGTAGCACCCGTATTGTTTTTAAGTTCGGTTACAACAGGAGCGTTAGTTCCAGTCTGTGTTAAAAGAGCTGCGTAAACTGTATAACCTAATCCAGCATTTACTACATCACCTACTGTAAAGTTCTTAGTTGGGTTTGTTTGATTACCACTAGTTGTCTTTTGTGTTCCAACTAAGTAATCACCAACTACGGGTGTTACTGATGGATATGCTATTATTCTTGCCATTATTTATCTTGTTTTTTATCTAGCTCAGCTTTTAATTCTTGAATAGCTTTTACTAATACTGGGATAAGTTTACCATAGCTAGCTTCTAATTTTTCTGGATTTGAGTCATATACTAGATTTAAAAACTCATTATCTACGGTTTGCAATTCTTGAGCAATAAAACCTACGTCTTTTTTACCTTTATTAGCACTGAAGTATTCTTCTTCTACCACTCTATTTCCTTGTTCATCGTCAACGAGTCTTATTTCAGGTCTATTATCCCATACAAATCTTTTAGGTTTTAAGGAATTTACAAAATCAAGACCATATGGTAAATCTTCAATATTTGTTTTGTCTCTTTCATCTGACAATGCTGATATTGTACCTTGTTGGCATCTTAATACTGCTACAGAAGAATTACCTAATACAAATTCATTACTAACAGAGCTTCCAGAAGGTTCTGCATTAAAACCCAACATAGTATTGTTACTACATGGTCCTTGTAAATTAGTACCTGCACCAGAACCTACAGCTGTGTTTTGATTACAAGACGAACCACTAGTACCTATATTTTGAAGAGCACTTCTACCCATACCTACATTATCGCTGCAACCCTCATCTATATCCATACCAGATTGAGCGCCTACAAAAGTGTTACTATTATTCGCGGCACCTTCAGCGTCTCCTGATTTTTCCATACAATCGTAACCTATAGCTACATTTTTACCACCGTCATAATGTGTTGGCATTGCGTTATATCCAACCGCGACATTATCATCACCATTACAAGATTTTAAAGCGTTACTACCTATACCTACGTTTGAATCAGCACTTGAAGTAATCATTGACATTGCATCGAAACCATAACCTGTGTTTCCTGGGCCAGAATTAACTGCTGTTGAACCAAGTATCATTATGTCTAAACCACTATTTATATTAGAAGGAATGCTAGCAAGAGTTGCTGGAGATGCATAAGTAACACCTGTTATAACAAAACCTCCTATAGTTTTTGGTTTTACTCTTAAAACTTTTCCATTAGCTTGAGATTTTATTACATCTTGGATTGATTGTATCACAGCGGCTGAGTTCGATGTGCTTGAGAAAGATAAAGTAAAAGTTAAACTTCCTCCATTGTTTAATTGTAATTTAAAACTAGTAGATGAAACGGGTTCAATATATTTTACATTGCTCCAGTTTATTACTAATTCTTTTTGTGTTCCTATACCACCAGTTTTCTGGTTGTCAAATACTAGATATTGTGTCATTTTATTTATTATTAAGCGTAAGTTACGTTTGTTATTGCTATTCCAGTAGGTAGTACCGCAACTGCGTTAGATCCATTAGAGTTTAATAATGCTTTATTAAGTGCATCACCCATTGATCCGTTCGCCGCAGCACCATGTGTTAAAGTTATTGTGCCGCTTGATGTGCTTTCTGTATATATAGTTGTGCTTGTTGTGTTTACTTGCTGAAGAAAAGTTATCTCAGCTACATCTATAACTAAATTACCTGTCTTGCTAGTTGAAGATAATCCTGGAGTTGGAATTGTTAATGTATTCATTTTTGAATTAATTTTTTTTGTTTTTGTCTATAAGTATATACTCACACAAAATAGTGTAAATTTACAAAAAGCTGTGTAATATAGGATCTATTATATAATATATTACTCCTATCTAGATATTATACGTAGTATAATATCATAAGGGGGGAAGAGAATTTGAAAAGTAGTTGCAAATAGAGAGATGTAGTGTTCCCCCTCCCTCAAAAACCGTGCCAAACTCTGTAAAATCAACCTTTTTTTCCCGGCCCTACCGTTTTTACCTATTTTTTCATAATTTATTTTCGAAAGTTAATACAAAAGTATTTAGATAATATATATAAATAAATAACACTATGAATTACATTTTAGAAACTTCAATTGACAACATCATTAATCAAATTAAAAAAGAATATCCATACAATAACACAATGTGTCGTGATAAATATAATGAATCAATACAAAATTACTTATATGAATCAATTACTATTAATTTATAATATGACATATTGTCACACTATGACATATTGTCCAATAACATACTAATACTTTTATTAACTTAACAAATACACACTTATGAAAAACTTACTTAACATTATTATCAAATCATTTCTTACAACATTAACTTCAATTTTTATAATTGGTTTTATATTACTTATGAATCACTTAATATAAATCGAAACTTAATACTAATAAACTTAGATAATATAAACGTAACAACTTAATACTTAATAACTTAAATAAAATAATATGAACACACTTAATTCTAAAAGATTTGTTATTCGCAAATCACTAATCGGTAAAAACACAACTATAAATGTTGAATTTAAAAATGGAAAACAAGTCACTTACAATCACGATAAAGTATATGAAATCATGAAAGATACGTTGAATTCACTTCCGTGCTACATAAAATACAATTCTTACACTAGTTCAACTAATGTTCCTGTGAAAGCTAGACAAGTAGTAGAACACATAAATTAATACTTATGAGAATAATAAAATACATAAATCCACACTTTCCAAATCATGACTGGTTTAGATGTACAATAGACAATGAAACTTACTCTTCACCTAGTCGTGATAATGTGGAGTTGTGGCGAGATGACAAGTTAATCAATGCTGATTACTATAAAGAACTAAAAGAAATTAGTGATAAAGCAATGGCTCAAATGTACGAGAATAACCACAATAATTGGACAGGTGATTAATCGAAACATAATACAAATAACTCTAGATAATATATATAAATAAATATATGAATACAATTAAATTTACTTCTAAGACTACACTAAAACTAAATGGTGTTAACTACAAAGGCTATAATGTCGGTGAACTTCCTAACTCATTTGGTTTTCTATACAATGAAGACAAAGAATCATATGGTAAATCTCACTGGTTTAACTACAAAGGATTAACATTTATTGAAAAAACTGAACTACCATGGTAACTAATATGAAAGAATTATGCGAGTATAGTAGACAAAAAAGACTATCTCGCAAAGCACAACACGTAGAAATACTTAAAATCTATGGTGAGTGTAGAGGTATGGGCGACAAGAACTATAAACTTCCGCAAAAGTCTTCGTTCCCTAAACAATATAAAGCGGCTTATAATAAAATATGGCGATGATAACATTAGATAGATATAAACAAAACTTAAAAATATTAGGCGATGATGTGTACTCTTATAGTACTCATGTAGCAACAATAGAATATCCTAACTTAAAACAACATGGTTGGTGGAGTGTAACAACTCAAAAACATATTAACTATGTAGCAAAAGAGTATAACTTAAATTTAATAAAATGAAAATAAATAAAAATCTAAAAAGAGTATTAGTCACTTTAGCTCTTATAACTGTAGGATTTACTGCGGGTAAACAACAAGGTGAGCAAGAAATATTAAATAGATGGGAAGATAGATGGTTCGACTCTGATTGGTATGACACTAGATCTATTGAAGATTTCTTATATGATAAAGATTATTCAATAGAACTTGGTGAGTAATCGAAACATAATACGAATAAAGTCAGATAATATAATAAACAAATAAATAATTATGTATTGTAGATGTGGAAACACTGTTCACCCAGTAAGATTAGAATTAGGTTATAAAACGTGTGTTAGTTGTTCAACAACTCAAACTTACTCGTACGTCCCTATTATCACCCATAAAACTGGTAATACTATACAAATAGTATCGCAAGAGGTTTCCGCATCTGTACATAAAGCATGGAGGCGTAAATAATATGGATAGTAGAAAAGCATACGAATTAATGAAAGAAGAATATATTGATAGAGAAGCAGCTGAGCTTTGTAATCAAATAGAAAAATCACTAGAACGCATGATAACATATGATAATGGTATGTTAGATGATATAGTATTTAATAAAATTAAAGCACAAGCCATCAAATTATTAAAAGAATGGCACTTGTAATCTAGTAGACGAGTAGGTTAATTAGGATGGTTGGAAGGTGCTGCTGTTAGCGGCAGACTATCACGTAACTAAATTGCTAAGTAGATTACTGATAACTAGGTTTGGATACATCACACGTTTAAGTACGGAGATAAGACTTACTGACGAGTAAAAGAGGTTCGATTCCTTTTCTAGTTACTATGACAAAATGTCACGAAACATAATACGAATAAAGAAAGATAATAAAATAAAACAAATGAAAACATTATATCAAAAACTAAAACCTGAACTTAAATCTAAACTTAAATACAACTCGATTAAGTACAAATCAGGTCCAAGACAAGTAATTGCAGAACTACATAGATTTTCTAATTACTCTGAATTAACTGTTGGAACTGTTAAAGACTTAGTATTATATTCAGATATAGATGATAGACGATGGAGTTCTATTGATTGGAGATATGGTGACAAATTATTTAACGACTAAATTATGAAAAAAATAACTGATGAGCTTATAGATGATAAGCTAAAAGAACAAGGTTTATTACACATAAGTGATATGGACCATGATGAAATGCTAGTAAAACTACAAGCTGAATATGATTTTGATATTGTACATGAGTGGAATCAAGGCGCTCAAATGTATTTCTATCCTGAATCAACAGCTGATGGTTATGAAGTTTATATAGCTTCAGAAAATGATTCTAACCCTTATATTGGTCAAGACGTATATTATTATGAGTCAGACTGGTTTGAAAAACTACCTGATGCAATTTATGACGGTTTAACTATTTATGTAGAAGAATATGCTATGGGTGAAAGTGCGTTTACATATGCTATTGAAGAATTATATGAAGAGCTTTATGAAACAAAGCAAACAGAA